CCATCACGCTAGACCCACGATCCCAAAAGGAGAACTCCTTAGTGCCAGCCTGGCTGGGCCACACCACATGCTCCCTCCCAATAGGTCCGGCCTGCCTTCCTTCCTACCTACCTTCCGGCCCACAAGAAACCAGCACCATGACAGTTTGCGCAATGAATGGAGACACGATGCCTGATCCCTAGAGAAGGAAGAAGTGAATATTTGCGCAATGAATGCAACATGCAACTCGTGTCGATGTCTGCTCCCCAGAGAAGAAGAATGAGGCTATTTGCGCACTGAATGCGGACACTATGAGTCTACCCATTTTAGTTATTACCCGACGAATTCACATGGATATACCCATTTTGATTATTACCCGACGAATTCACATCCCGCCATGTGAGTCGGCCATGTGAATATGTAACCCGTACAATATTTTTCGCACAGTGAATATACCGCGTTTAGGGAAATACCAAGATCCCATCTCACGACATTAGCTACATGTAACTCCCAAAATATCGCCGATGAGCACCTCGACACGATATTCTGCGCCCTCCCCGCAGCGAAGAATAGCCGCAATATAGAGCTAGATTTAAAAATGCGCGCTGTTGAGCGTATCTTTGTCATCCGTCGATCACTCTGACATTCTTACCCCCCCAAGATATCGCTGTTGAGCCTCTCCTCGGGGGGTGATCGGGAAATCCCGACTAGTGAAATGTTTAAGGCTCATCGCGCGTTTTTTTTCGATTTCCTCGCTGAAGTAAGCTGGCTGTCCAGGAGATTAGCTGCAATCTAGATGGGTCTACATGTTTTAGTTGTTACCCGACGAATTTACGGCGGTCTAGCCTGTTCGGCCATGTGAATATGTAACCCATGCGATATCGCCGATGAGCCTCTCGATCTTGTTCTTCTCGCTGATCGGTAATACTTTGGCGCCCCCCCCCGGAGGCGACATGCTATTTTTCGCAAATAGCCACGTTGAGCCGCTCTATGTGGCGCAATTCGTGCTACGGTAAATCCACAACCGGGAAATGTATCCGGCTGATCGAACATTTTTTTCAATAATACCTCCGATGAGCAGGTTATCTCTACCTACTTTTCTCGCAAAAAAAAGGGGGTCTCTTATTATTTTTATAGACCACAAACAGGTCTAATATTTTCCATCATATTCATTGGGCCATCCCGGGGTATAAGTTCCCTTGGAACCAACTGCGCGATATATTAGGAGTATACAGTGTAGTACGACAATATGGAGGAATGAACAGCATAGTACGACAATGTGGTATGTATATATTATATAATATATATTATAATAGAAAGCTCGCTGTTCTCTTTAACGTTTGGGAGCAAGGAAGGATCCACAAGTAGTAGTGTAGTACGACAATGCGGAATGATAGGATACATAAACCATTGTAATTACAACACCCTTATATACTAGAACAGCAATATAGTAAGTGGAGTAAGGAGTGTAGTAATGATCCACATGGGAATGCGACCAAAGGACTCCTCCCTTTGGAATATGCGACCAGTACCTAACCAAAAACTATATATACTATTAAAGCTATATTATATATGGAGCAATATATTAAGAATCTTAGCTCAACAGTGCAGTACAACAAACAATGAGGAATGAAACATGAAAAACATATCAAAGACAGAAGACGAAGATACAAGGGATGCCAACACACGTATGGTGGCGGCCGCTGTAAAAGCCGCGAAGGAGGCGGAGCTTGAAGACAAACGCAAAAGACGCAAAGAATCAGAAGCCAAGAAGAAAGACACAAAGATCCAGATACAAAGTCGCATAACTGATCTCGGTAATGGGGTACTGAATAACATCTTCTTTGACTACAAACACTACTATGACCCTGTAGTACTGAAAGGAAGGTATAAAGAACCCTACAGAAAACACCGCGAAGGATACTTAATAAAGATGCGCAAGTACATCAGTTCAACAGAAGGATACAAGCCGATCATAGCTGAAGAAGGACTCACACTGACAGAAAACTACCACGGATGTGAGGTGGGCATACTTAATGTGGTTGCCGACGTTACCATAATCAGACACCAGCAGAATGCCTATGTAAGCTTCAGTCCCACGCTCGATGGGATGCTCGGACTCAGCGCAGTACTAGCAGTATTCTATAACGAATACGAAATGTTCAATAGAGTAGTAGAGGTAGTACTTGAACGCGAACTATCGGTAGACACTGGAAACATTGACCTAGCTGGCTACGATACCCAAATAGAACGCTGCATGAATATAATAACAGTAGAGGATCCCAGAATATCGAACAGACATATCCTACTCGCAGGACCACCTGGTTGCGGAAAGAGCATGATCGCCAAGGAGGTGATCAAAAGGACGCCCAATTGGTTTCATTTCAATGTCAGCGTACAGCAAGGATTCGAGAAGTACATCCCGATGTTACATCGCATCCTAAAACACAGCGACAGAAAACTAATAGTCTTCATAGACGAAATAGACGAACTCGGACTAAATCGCGATGTGAACAGATCGAGTGTATACCAACTACTCAGGTTGCTTGACGGAGTGAGTGACAGCAGCAATGTAAAATTCTTTGCCACAACGAATCGCCCTGGAGACCTCGACGCCGCACTGTTGCGCGTAGGGAGATTTGGCCCAATAATGATAATCGACAGGCCAGAATACCAGCAATCGAAAAAGATAGTGGCGTACTACACAAAGAAGTTCGACGCAGAACACATCGACAGTGAGGCTGTCATCAAAGGAATGAGTGGAATAACAGGGAGTGACATTCGTGCCGGCTTCGAAGATTGCATAATATTCAAACAAGAACTCACAACGAAGAACATAAGAAACAACATCAAAGAGATAATGAAGAATAACCAGTCACAAGGAGAGATGTATGCATGAGTGTAGTACGAAACAAGTAAACAGCAACATAATACTCAAGGAGGAATAAAACATGAATATTGCAATGAAGTACGCCCTGTCATTTGCAAACGACGCAAAGAATAGATTGAGAGATGCAGGTATAGAGGATATAGATGAATTACTCAGTATACTGGAGGAATAACTCATGGATGATGAAACAAGAGAATTAACAGCCAGCAAGAAGAAAAGAAGTGGAGGAGTGATCAACATGGAAAAAGAAAGCGATCCAAAACCGGTTGACGAAGATGCAATAGAACTGAGCTTCGAGGATGTATGTATATGTGTTCTACGCAGATATCATCAGTTACATTCGGTACCTTATGTGGAAATGTGTACAGTGGACAACAAATTGGCCGCCGAGCTGGTAGCCAAGACTGGCGCTAAAGAATGGATCAAGGATGACCTCGAAACAGTATATGAGGCCTCTGTACAGCTAAGAATATCACTCGTTAAGAAGGAGGAATAACTCATGATAAGTGAAGAGAACATACGAAAAGAACTCAAAGCAGCTAATAAACACTTTGAGGATATAATAAACGGCGGACACAGGCCACCCAGATGGAGAATATTCAAACACAAAGAGTGGGTATGCGACAAAGTTGAAGAAACTATGTCAGCGGGAAGATACATTGACGCACTCGAAGTAGTACTAGGAGAACGTCATCCTGATTTTATAATGCTCAAGGAGGAATAAGTAATGGCAGAAGAATTTCAGACAAGAAACCAAGAAGGAGAACTCAGGTTCTTCGATACGTTTGCAGAAGCACTACGTTATGCAAATGACACAGATCGAACAGTATGGAAGATATCGTTCAGGTTTAACGACGAGGCTTTCAGACTGGTTAGGATGTACGACCAGGTAGTAGGAAGACATACAGATACATTTGCATATGAATCTATTGACCTACAGAATATCGAGGGAGGATAGTACATGAACGACAACGACATGGAAACAATACGAAAAGCACTAATGGAACACGGAGACAACTTCTGGGTGGATGACGACGGCAACAACATAATGCTGATAGACGACATCACAGAGGCACTAGCAGAATACGACCTCGACCTGAAAGTAGTAGTGCGGCACTACAATAAGCCCGCTGACACCACGATCGCCAGAGACGTCATGATAGAACTCATTGACGAACTCCTCGACGGACAACCAGTATTCAGCCGCGCAGTAGAGCATCTCTGCCAGATAAACAAGATGGGATGATAAATATGCAATACACAAACAACGAAATACAAACACTCAACCTAATATATGAAGCAAGAATATTCAGAAGGATGACCTCTGGAGACACAAGACTCAGCAAGAGTGAGTTGATTGACATATCAGAAACCACAAGGGTCAATATAGAACGCACAAAAGACCTATACGGAGAGACATTCGCACTAAATGACGAGATTGAAACCATAGGGGTGCAGCTGGTAAACAAAATGTGCACTTCTGCAAAAATTCTAACAATGAGAAACACAACACAGGAAGAAATAACCCCCCAATCGAGGAATGAAACATGAACAGACAAGAAGCATCGAAGATAGTAAGAACATACCACGAACACATAATGACAGGAATGCATGACAATGTGGTCGAAGAACTGATGAAGCTCCCACTAGTAGAAGGGAGTGTGCCAGACGAGCCGGACGTTGAGATCACGGTAGCAATAGACCAACCATCTATAGCTTTACTGCTAGGCCTGATCGAAGCCACAAAACCAATGCTGGTAGACATACCGGAAGACCTAACAGGAACGATACTGAGCAGTTGCATACAGGCTGGATGTAACCGCGTTGCCAAAGAAATAATAATAGCAGCAATAAAAGGAGGAATGTAGTATGCTAAACAAGAACGCACTAGAACTGCTCGACGAAGAAATATCAGAAATGATACACAGAGACCGAGACGCAGCAGATCCAGAAGACTTAGCCGAAGGATTGAGGACCGAGCACAAACTGGAAATGCTACTACGCGAAGCACTCGGCTATTGGTGCGACCTAGATCTGCCAGTGATAGGAGAATCAACCCGTGACGGATCAACGCACACGCAAATATACAACAGCAGTCTGATCGACGCACACAACTTCTTCAACCGACTTTCAAGGATCATCTAAGAAGAATGATACATGGAAAAGCAAGAGAAACTCAAGGAGATATCAGATAGAATGAAAGAGGTGGAACATATATGAACGAACAGGAAGCAATGAAAATAGTGGAAAAGTATGGAAGAAACATGGTACCGGGACTGAGACAACCAGTATACAGGGAACTGCTAAAACATGCACTTGTCGAAGGACACTATGGCGAAAACGCAAGGGTAGAGTTCACGATAGCAATTGACAAACAGTCTGCAGCCGCCTTCATTGAACTGGTAGAAGCAGTAAAGGGATCGACCAAGGAGGACATGAAAGAAGGCCTATCAGGACTCCTACTCGGCGGATGCATAATGTGCGGGAAACGCGAAGTCATGATAGAAATTGCAAGACAAATGCATGGAGGAATGTGACAATGGACGACCCAAGAGACACAGACAGAATACCAGAACACATGATGGAATCAATAAAAGGATACACAGAACACCATACCCCAGTGGGAGACTTCCTGTCAGGGGTTATCTGCAATGACCTGATACGAGCCTGCAGAACAGCAGACTCTACAAGCATACAGATAATCCCCGCATATGTAAGATGGTTCTACAACAATGCACCATCGGCCTGCTGGGGAAGCAAAGAAAAGGTGAACAACTGGCTCGATCAAGGTGAAATGAATGAACTCAATCGTAGTGAAGGACATCAATAATCCAATAGTCAAACATGAAACAAGCCCTCGCATGGGAGAAATAGTAATGGTACTGGAAGGCAAGCCAATAGAGCCCGGAAACTACATACTGTTCGCTGAACGAGTAGACGACGACATAGGAGCATCACTATGCATGATAGAAAACGTAGTACATGAGTCATGCGGCTTGTACACAGTCCACATAAGCGACATTACAGAATTTGACAACAACAAATGGACAATGCACAACAATCCCAAAGTATATATGTCAGGAAATGAATGGGACAAGCTCAGAGTACGCGCAGAGCGCGGTATGGTGAGGGTTAGACAGCTAGACTTCTGGGCACGCCATCTCCGCGAAGGAGCACGTTCACTGGGTTATGGAAATAACATCAGCAAAGACAAATCAGGTGGCATGCATACTGCAACCATATACCATACTGTCATGAAGAAGCTACCAGAAGACAGCGAACCCACGTATCATCTTGATAGTATTCTCAAGGGCACAGGAAGAGATGAGTACGAAGCTTACATAAACCTGCTTGACCTATTAGATATCGACTGGAGGGAGTTGTTGTATAATGACCATACATAAAGCACAAGGGAGATATGGCAGATGCAGATGGTGCGGGAAGATATTCGAAATACCGACAGGGAGGCATGTGAAAGGCCAATACCGGTACTACTGTAATGCTGAGTGCCATCATAAGCGCAGCAAGTACATGGCCCGCAATGGTAAAGTGCACATTGGAAGAGATTCCAAGGTGGACAGAAGCAACGTATTCGAGAACATACCACATAACGAAGACGGAACATGTGGTATAACAGACTGCAATAGAAAGGCAAGGATACACGGACTGTGTGGCAATTGCTATAGTGAACTATACGACGATAGGATAAGATCGCCAATAGCCATGGATCGAATAATAACGGAGCACGATGAAGAATTGCAACATGACCCAGAGTCACTAGACATCGAAAGGCAGCTGCAATTGTTCCGGGAAGGGGGAGATACCGAAAACACCAAGGATACATCTTAACCATGTTTCACCTCACCGCGCAGGAGGAGCGGTATACAAAAGGCCCCAATGCATGAAGAGTACTGGGTTGAAACCCCTGATTCTTCGCAAGAAACTACGATAAGAAATCAAGAAATCATATCACTGTGGGCAGTACACAGCAGGAAGAAATAACCCCCTTAAACAGCATTAAGGAGAACGAAAAATGGTACATATAATGGAGAAAGGCCAGTACGGTACGACACTAACATACGAACCCAACATACCGGAGCAAAGGCCAAAGTGTGATGTGCCCAATTGCAAGAAGACTGCCCGATGGAGATGTAGCGCAGGTTTCTACTACTGCAAAAAGCACAAGCACAGGCACGGAACGGACAACAAACACCCACACGGACACAGCAAGATATAAGGAGATGACAACATGAATGAAGAAGAAGCAAGGCTTGTGATGGAGCATGGACTAAAATCAGGCTGGGAAGAAGAAATACCCATCGACCACCAGAATGAGATCCGCCAGAGAATCGAAAAATACACACTAACCGAGGACAAAAAGATAGTGACCCCACTAACAGTGAACGCAGACACAGCAGTAACAGTTGCATTCGTAGAGGAACTCCTCAAACAAGCAACAGACGACGAGGATCTGGCACTCGAAATAAAATCCATAGCAATATCACTCGGGATGCAGTATATAATTGAAACATTCAAAGTCTTGAATGGAAACTCTAGCATCCCGGTCCCAGTTTCACTCATCGAGCTGGCAAAGAAGACCATGGAGGAATGAAACATGAATGACAAACAACTAGAAAAACTGCTGCCCCTTGCGTTGATTGACGTAGAAGCAGCGAAGAAAAATCCTGCCTATGAGAGCGTAACGGCAGAATTCAAGAAGCTAGAAGTAGCAGATGACAACGACGAGATGGTTATAGTGAGATTGAGGATACACCCCGAAGTTGCGATGGAATATTCATCCCTATTGTCACTATCAAAACACATTCTGTCCGATGAAGATATAGATGAAGACATACCCAACAATATCGTACAGGCCGGATGCAGGGAAACGATGCGCCTCGTCGGACAGATAATACAAACGTGCCAGATGATCGATGGAGGAGAAGATCATGACGACGATACACAAGACGCTTAAGTTCGATGCAGCACACTTTGTCCACACAACAAATACCCCTTGCAGAAATATACACGGCCACACATGGAAAGTGGAGCTAGAGCTCACAGGGAAGGTGCAACCCGACGGGATGTTGGTCGACTTCACAAGCATCAAAGAAATAGTAGACCAGCTGGACCACAAACTCCTAGTACCGATGGATCTGATAACGTGGAACAATAATAAAAAATATGAAGAGCACCGCGTTGCAATAATCAACCACCCTTGGGGAGAGATAATCGTTCCGGGAAAGATGGTCGAGGATTTACCCATAGAGACGATCACCGCAGAACACCTGGCAGAGTATATAGCAGAAAGCATACTAGACAAGTTTGACCAAGTAGTTACAGTTTCTGTATCTGTGTGGGAAAGTTCAACAGCACGCGCCGACTGCACCAGGAAGAGGAGAGTGGCATTGTGAAAGTAGTAAGGATTCCCCTCACCAACGACACTATCGAAATAGAAGATGACGAAATACTCGCCTACAAGATAGTGAAGGAGTATAAATACAAAGGACGCAAGATTCTCGTGTCAAACGTTGCGTTCTGTGAGTACCTAGGAAGACAGAGACACCTCCCCGGAGTAATATACGCAAAAGGTAAGCCCACTCGCGCAAAGCGACAATATGCAAAAGCAGGATATCACATATGTGTGTTCGACACGAAGGGGGACATACGCAAATGGGCAGGTAACTATACAGCGTTCCACGACACATTGTTCTTGGTCGCATGCAAGGACAAAGTAACACTCCCTCAAATGCTCGATTGGCGCTGGGTTTCAGAGGACGGGCTGGACGCACAACACATGGGACAGTGGCCATCCGGCACATCAATGTACAAACAAGTAACACTACTGAAGGAGGTACACCTATGAGCTACTGTCACAAGCATTACAGGAGACACATCGGGAGAACACAAAAAGCGGCTTGCATAGTAAGTCTATCAATGCGAATGTCGTACGACGATGCATACATAGCAACGCTGAAACATATCCGCGATGATCCTAGGATGGGAGGGAAGGACACTATAGCCGATCTATCATCGGCATATGACACACTATCGCATGCATACAACCGCGTGAAATCACACCCAGAGACAACAACAATGTCCCCCATAAAATTGCACAACATGGCAATGCAGTATATGGATATACTGCTCGTATCGATAACATTTGAAAACGAATTCTGGTTCAAGAAGCTCAGGAAGAAACTGTCAATAAAAGACGAAACAGTACTCAACTACAAGAGCATACCGAAGCAGACCGGCGTGAACAAGCGCATACAGGAAGAATTATTAATGAAACAAGGAAAGGTGGCAATCAGAAACATAACATCAATACCACCGAAAGAAAGCAACAAGCCCCAAAAATACAAAGGGAGGAGACGGACATGAAAACAGAAAGAACAGATAGAGAAAGAACAGATAGAGAAAGAACAGATAGAGAAAAGGCAATAAATAAGAAACGACCGCCAATAACCCACTTCCACATAGACAGCCAAGGAGTGATATCGATCAGACTGAAAGGAGGATTATCCTACTGCTACACACCAGATGACGATAGCACAGAAACATACTCCGAAAGACTTGGCGCACAATACCACGTAAGAGACCAGGAAAGTATGTACAACGAGCCGCACATCGACGAATGCATAGACAACCTATTCAACGACTTCGAGGACGAATTCGACGGCGACATCGACACCCTAGATGCATTCGAAGCATTCGTAACATACATTGAAGCACGCGAAAACATGACCAGACTACAAGCAATTCGATGGTGTGAGTCGTTCTGGAACGAAGACAGCTGGCCCGGATGCGACCACTGGGACATGACAAGACAAGGGAGGAATGCATGATGGAATTGACAAGCAACAACGTGAATAGCATAATAACGGACTGTTTGTTCGACAAAGACGAAAACGAAGGAATGACTGACGAAGAAATGATAAAATCAGACGCCTGCAACCATGTTCAGGGAATAATGGCAAGCTTTAGCTTCAACAGAGAACGACTCGAATCTCATAGAGAAGAAATAAGAAGTATGCTCATGCAACTACCGACTGAATTCACGGAGTCGGGTGGCGGAGGATGGTCCTTCTTAAATGCCTGTAACAGGAAAGACGGAACACAGTGGACAGGAATGCAATATATGATGGAAGGACTCTTCATAATGGGAATCGGGCTCGGTCTATGCAAGTTCCTTATGCCACGAGAGATGTGGAACATCTTCCCAGGAGGAATGCCATACATCGTTGTACTCGACAAGACAGGACAGGTGAAATCTAATGAACAGACTACCGAAGAGAATAAAGGATAGATTCGACGAAGGAAGGCCGATAGACAAATACGCCAGGCGAACGTTCGTGAACATGGGAGTAACAGACGCAAAGCACAGCAAGAAGCACCGACACCCTCATCACATAAACAAGCAAAACCGCGCACTCAGAAAGGTGCCAAAAAACGCCCCTGACAGAGAAACAACGGAGATGGAACAATGAACAGGGTCAAAACACTTATACTGATGGACACAGCAATAGTATTCATGATGGTGGGTGCTGGTATCATCACCGCACTCAGAGGAGATCCAATATTGGGCTGTGTATGTAGTGGCATTGCATACCTAGTCTCTGCAGGAGGGTACCATCATGAGCGATCTACCACCGAGTAGAGGGAATCTCCCACCAGGATGCAGAGAGTGCGACATACCGGGAAACCGACCAGAAGACGAAGCATGGGATAAATTCTGGGAGGACGACAGTGGAAGCATTAAAGAAGCACTCATGATATTGCTACAAGAAGAAGAGATCGACTGGTACGAGGACATCTATGAAAACTATGCAGGAGTCAAACAGAAGATAGACGAACTATTTGAAGGCTGGATGATCGGTCGCGACTGGGACTACGCATGCGACTATTTCACAGACGACTTCCCTGCACAAGAGATCGATACAATACTGGACATCATAAGTGAAGAGATTGATTCTGGTGGAGTTAGCGTGGACTCTCTGTACAGCGACAACGGATCATTCAGCGGCAAAGTAGATCGGATGTTCGAAGCATACATGGAAGGAGAATAAACACATGGAAACTACTACAGTAAAAGGATGCATAGACTGCCCGTTCATCTCATATCAGCACAACACAGCATATACTGGAGTAACGTGCAGAATAATCAGAGAGCCCGACAATAGGATACACAATGCATACAAGTTCCTGCCAGGCTGCCCGAAAAGAAATACAACAATGATATGGGAGTAGTGAATGAATGACAACAAATGTGGAAAACCTTCTCAGTGCCGTGGTAAGACTGCTCGAGCACCAAGATCTAACACCATCGCATGTCTACTTTGAAGAAGGAACCGGAGAAATCCACTTCAAAGATATACCCACGAGCAACTGGTATAAAATAACAGCTGAATGGTTTCAGCGATGACCGGTGAGCAAGGCTTAGTGCCTGGGCATTTCAACCCCCTTCCCAACATATTTGCAGGAATGACAGTTCAACTCTGTCTTCCTCCACCAAAACACAAAAACAGGACTGATAAACATGAACGGATTAAAGCAAATCTACGACAAACCAAACACTTGCCCGCTAGCTCATAGCTCAAAGGGCGATACCTGTGAAAAGAAGCTCAAAGTATTTGTGTGGGAGGAATTCTGCCCGAACTCCGGCGACGGTCTAGCAATTGCAATTGCATACAACGAAAGAGAGGCAAGGGCGGCAATTGTGGAGATACTCGGCGCAGAACCTCACATATGGGGCCCAGTAAATGTGTTCGATGCAAGTAGCAAAATACCGGCCGCGTTTTGCATCCCAGGAGGATCATGGCACAAAGACCCAAGATATTAGGTAAGTCGCGGAACGCGCAGGCGTCACCCTAATTTCGCCTTTAGGCGAAAAGAATGATAGTACAGAGGAGTGTCCTGGTTTTCATGTTTCCCGGGGTACTGTACTACATTCTCGCTAACGGAGGAATCCGAAATGAATATGGACAAGTACATACGACTGAAATGTTGTGAAGATGACCAAAGCACCCTAGAGACAGTACTTAGGAGTATGGGTTTTAGCGTGCATATTGATGCTGTAGGAATGAATGCCATCTCTGGTGAATACACTCTTAGCATATTGACAGAAGGGGAAGGCACACACAAGTATTGGAAGAAGGTAGAATAAAGGAGTGATATGATGAGCACCAAATGTTCAATTAAGCACAGAAGTCCAGAGGAAAAACATCCCTATCACTTCTATGAGGAGTGTTTCGACGGAGAGAATGTATACTTAGAGATCAGGAAGGCAAACTTTACAGCCTCCCGAAATAGTATTACAGTTGCGATCCCTAAAGAAGTATGGAATGAGATAGTAGAAGTGGGAAAGTTGAACATCATCGCCAAAGAAGAGAAGTTAAACGCCTTTGATGAGGCTCTCTTACTACTAGAGGAGGGGAATAGTAATGGTTCATAATAATGTAACGGCGCAACAGATGCTCCACCTGATAAACAGAAACGTAGTAGTATTCTGGGGAGATGGAGAACGCACTAGTGGCAACTTGCTTGCTGTACAGACAGGGAAGATAACAATCTTAACAGGAGGATGTTATACAGATATTCGTGTCCCTCTGATAAGCAGAATAAAGGAGATGAAATGATGCGAATAGAAATAGACACCAACGACCAGAGCTTTGAAATGGAACACGCTATTGAGGATATATGTGTCACCAATATGGTAGATACTGAATGGGTACATAAAGGGAAATTATCCCTAGAGGGAGATGAAGAAGACATAGAGAATGTTGTTGATGATATCAGACAACTCAGAGGAGAGTGTGAAACTATGATTGAACGACTCAAGTACCAACTTACACATGACAAATAGTACATTTCCCTTAGGGATGGGCGACTAGTGTAAAACCAAAAACTATATATACTATTAAATCTATTACTATATGGAGATAATGAAATTATGATAGCAAAGATCATACTACCATATGTGCACACCATACATCTATGGGTTACATTCAACATTCAACAGGAGGAAATATAATGGCACGACGAAGAAAGATGAAAGATGCGCTTAAGATGCAAGAAGAATATTGTCAGCGAACGATCAACACTGATGGCAAAAGATGTGGAAGAAAGCTGACCAATCACCACAGATCAGCAGGAGATCATGACAAGGTACGTACTCTACTTGGTAAAGAAATACGTATTACGCATACAGGACCGTGGGTGAAAGGATGCCCTATTCATGGAATGTATATCTTCGACGACAAAGTGGGAGAGCTGGAGGAGAAAGATGACACTTCTAACTAAGTGTATAGACTGTGGAAGATGGATAATACTCCCTTGTCGAGTGGAAGCAAATCTTCACCAGTGTATGAGTTGTCACGATATAGAAATGCTAGCACATGATAACAAATTCAAATTGACAGAAATCCTCGCTCTTCGGAAGCAGGTAATAAGCCTAGGAGGAAATCTTGATGAAAATAGAAGACAAAGAAACGAAAATATTGGAACTGTTGAAAGCCGACCCTGAGCTCGGGTACACATATGTTGAGCTCGGCGAGCACCTCGAAACGAGTACTCGAGATGCGAGAAATGTCGTGCGGCGAATAAGGAGTCAGATACACAAAAAGATCATGCAGAACCCCAATAACTACAACGAGCGATTGCGCGTGATATTTATACGGAGGTGAAACAATGAGCTTTGATGTACGACTTATTGACTTGGATGGCAACACACTACAGGTCGAGAAGCACAGCGAAGGCGGTAATTATGTTGTAGGCGGTACCATAGAAGCAAGCCTTAATATAACATACAACTACTCGTGGTTTTACATGCGGTTTCTCCACGATGACGGATTGCTGTGGCTAGATGGCAAGAAGGCAAAACATTGCATTGCTGCTCTAGAAAAAGCTATTGCAGAATTCGGAGTAGCCAGATCTGGTGACTATTGGTCACCTACTCCTGGAAATGCTGGATATGCACTCAATTTACTACTGAAATGGGCGAATCAACACCCTGAAGGAGTGTTCGAGGTGATATGAACGACATTCTACAAGGTAGTGGTGAACCAGAACGGAGAGCTCTTCTCTAGTGTGATGGATCACCCGACTTTATGTGTGAGATATAAGCCCAATAAGTGGGTTAAAGCACATCCAGTAGCAGCAAGACTAGGATATCATTTACTAGTGTATAATGATATTGATATTGCAAGAGGTAGTTGCATAATTGATCCATCTGTAGAGATATGGGAGGTAGAATGTAAAGGGAAGATAAATAATGCACGTCTACACGCGTATCATGTGATCAATAGATATGGCGTTACTGTTATATCAGATGATATAATGTCTATATCGACATCGATTATGGATGGTGTTGAAATGTTCGAGAAAGTGAGGTTAATTAGGAAGGTGAGCTGATGGTACTAATATCCAGAGACATTGAGGAAGTTGAAATAGACGATCTCCACTCTCATCTTGTTGTGAAACCTCCTGACATAACAGTATATGAAGAAGCATATTATGTGTCATGGGAGTTAATAGATGAAATATGCAAGGAGATTGCCCGTGCCATAGAAGTAATGAAAGGAGGAGGCAGTATTGGTTCTCTCTATGGAATTCCGCGAGGAGGCCTGATCTTGGGAGTAAAGCTCTCGCACCTTACAGGCATTCCATTGAAAGTTAGTGGCCCTGTACAGAAAGGAGACATCCTAATTGACGACATATGCGAGACTGGAAAAACGCTCGATATGATATGTAGGATGGCAGGAATATTGCCTTGTGACGTACACATATTCGTGGGCTTTTGTGCTGATGCAATTAATGTTCCGCAAGGATTGTCGAGCACATTCGCCATAGCAGGATATGGACACACTATAGATAAACGACTCGTATTCCCTTGGGAACGCTAGCTGATAAATGGAGATATGATCATGAGAAAGAGAATCAAAAATATGAGAACTGAACTATTGATAAAGTCAGAATACACGGTTCACGCCGACCGCATATATATATCTGATGAGAGATCTACCAAAGATGTGGTAACCAAGTTGCGTGGGTATGGCATGAACATACATGCAATTGTAAGTGCGTTCGATTTTATAATCACGAAGAATGATGCATCTGCTGTTGTATGTATAGGACCAGATAATGATATTATTACTGAACTTATTGACGAGGGATGACTGTGCCAATGCCAGTAAATGAATTTGAGGAGGCTGAAGATCTCCCGATCGACAAACCCAAGACTGTTGGGAAGAATCAGGACGCAATACACAATTTCCTGGAAGACAACAAGGAATTGGCGTTTACACAGACAGAGATACAGCAAGAGCTTGAAATATCAAAGCCAGCATGCGTATACGTTGCATTACATGCTCTGTTACGCAAAGATAAGATAACCCGGCAGATGATTAACAAAATAATCTACTGGGCTATAAAGGAGGAAAAGACATGATATCACACAGAAGGTATGAAACAACGGTTGCATGTATAACAAAGCAGAAAATGGAGTTGATAGTAGTTCCGCGAACTAATGTGGTCGTAGAGAACGAAGATGACGGAATGTTACATGTGTTCCGGATAGACTCTATTGATAGCAAGGCAGGGAATTTATTCTTAACCATCTCGAATGCGAGCTCTCCAAAGAGTCCGCATATATTCGTGAAGGTGACAGATCTCAAAATGTTTGGGGGGCTGCCTATACTGGTAGTGAAGAAGCATTATGAAATTGGATAAGGTGATAACTACTATATGCGGCAAGAACTTGCGACGTGTGACTAAAGGACTGTATAGATGTGGGTGCACAATACCCCTCGAGTGTCCTAAGTTGGAAAACAAGTGTAGTGTAGATAAGAGCTGTTTCGTCGAGTCGACGATGACTACTGGAACTGTTCGAGTTGGTATCATAAATAAGGTATTCGAATATATTGCGGATGCACAAAAGACAGAACCCGACGGAATTAGTCATGCTGTTCTCATTAAATGGATAGCTTACACTTTTAAGACAACATACACAGAATCTCTGGTATTACTAGACATGATTCTAGAGAAGCGTGCTATAGTTGTACATAAGGTTGGTAGAACAAAAAGATACATTGCACCTGTTGGCAATCGAAATTCGAAAAACATTGACATTGAGGCGATTAGAGAATGGCGTTTCCTGGACCTAGATATAGAAGAGACTGCAGAAGATGTAGAAGATTTTACAGCAACGGACTCGGTTTAAGAAGATGTACCGAGAAGCGGCTTGCTGGTACTCTCCTACATCATGATATTATATGCCCATATTTGGACAAAAAGTGGGAAGAGTCATTCGGTATCAAGATACCAAAGAAGAAGGAGGTAAAATAAAATGCTACCAGAAGAGAAGAGTGCACGACAGTATATACACAGGGTGACCATTCCTCGGAAAACCATAAAACGCATAATTGAGCAACACATAGATGGTACTCTTGGGAGTCCTGCAGAAGCAAGAATGGTAGTTGTATTAGACAAGTTATTCACTCTTGTTGCAGAGCAATCTGCGTACATGGCTAAGCACGGTCATCGAGTGGTAATAAATGAGGCAGATATAGATCTGGCGTTGCGTGTATTAGGATTAGATATATTAATACCAGGTCATGGTTTATAATGTATGAACTACAAAGAAGGTTGATGTCATTTCTGGGAATGAATCCCACTTGGGCGTTCACAGTTGCAGAGATAACGTCAGCTCTTGAGGAAGATATGCGTTCTATATATGGAGCGATTCGCTCCCTCGAGGAAGAAGGAAAAATCAAAGTCAAGCGAATTAAAGTTGACAAAAAGAAGAAACGAGGTATGATGTATGTCTCTATTCGGCAAGAAAAACAAGAGGAAGAAGAACGCAAACCCGCGAAAGAAGATGGAGAGGCTGGCTTATACGATAAATGAGTTAGCATACCATCTAAATATGTTTCCGTATGAAATGGAACAAATAATACACGAGTACCACAAAAAGGGAATAGTTGAAGTGTATTGGTACCATGAGCATGAAGACGATGCCCCTGTTCTATATATAAAGGTTAAAGATATGGTAGAACTAGATGCAGCAATTAGAGAGAATGAGGAATTTGATCCATCATTTGGATAGGTGAAAATATGAAACTACATTGCTACGTTACGGGATTTGAGTGTGCTAAATGTAAAGGAAACAAGGGACTCGTTAGAAAGGTGGATCTCGTGCTACAGGTTGGTGTACTGCAGTGCGAAGAGTGCGGAGAGCTTCAGATCGTGCAGCCAAATCCAGTAGCAGGGTGATATAATGACAAACAAGAAAGATGATCCAAACTGTAAGTGCTACATATGCAACAAAAGCATGGTTATAGATGCTCTCTATGTACCAACTAGACAGGGGCCGTGTCATATAAGTTGCTGGATGCACATAACACAAAATTTCTATGAATACGAGATGAAGTGGTATCCCGTATATGGAGCAGAGACACTAAATTAAGGGTAATCCCCTCAGTGTAAAAACAAAAACTATATATACTATAAAAGCTATACTATATTAGCAACAAAATCTAAGCATAAGGAACGATGCACTATGATCCGGATGAAGGTCGCGAGCAATCAGATAGATTGTCGAGCTAGTCAAAGTAACTCCGAAACGGTTATATACTATAACACGGATACCATATATGTAAGATATGATAAAATACAAAATTACCATAATCACACATCACATTCTTCAGTGTGAAGAAGCAGAAACAAAGGAGTTGAAAAACAATGAGCCCAGTAAGTAGAGACGATTTCGACAGCAAAGGGGTAGAACCCACAGGCAGACCAAAGGGAACCGTGAAACCAGCGATCATGAAGTACCTTTTCGAACACGAGGACGAGGCATTTACCGTTGCGGAAATACACGAAGCAACCGGTCTCGCGAAACCCACCATCAACCAGGCTGTCAACAAGATGGTCGAGAGAGGACTGGTGGAGAAGAAAGCTGTCGATGCACACATCCATTACCTTTGGATTGGCGGAGAGCCGGGAGAGGACGACGACAGCGAGGAAGACGAGTAATCGTCACAACCCCGAGATGATGGGGGTTCGCCCCCTGACTCTCATCCTCATGAGCACGATGGCTTTAATGCCTGGCTGTTCTACCAAATAAAAGGAGATGTTAGAATAGTGAAAATAATTGAAGTAGACCCAGAAGATATGCCATCCATGTCTGATGTGAGACGCAGAGGTCGAGTAAGTTACCCAATCATTAAGATGTTTATGGAGAGTAACTTGTACTCTGGAAAAGTGGATACTAGCGGGATGCCCCAGAAACCAAAGTCAATATACAACAACTAGTGGTGCATTTGGACTCACTAAAATGTTCTGGGAAGACGAGAAGGTGCAGGCATTGGTTGATGAAGCAAAAAAGCAAGGGTTGATTATAGGTGGCATTTGTGCTGCCATAAGCATCTTCCATAGAATACTTGGAGGGGTAACTGTATCTTGTTATCCGTTCAGGGAAGCAAAGAATAGACTTAGAGAACACGGTGCAATTATATCAGGGAAGTCTGTCACAGTAGACAAACGAGTGGTAACCGGAGAACACCAGCATGCTGTAGAATGGTGGTCGGAAGCGCTCATTGCGCAAATCAATGATGAAGAGTGGGAAAGTCCTGTTAAGCACAAAACAATAATGATTGATGAGTTACAGTAAGGGAGCGTGGAGCAAACGATTCTCTGCAGAAGATGACGCAGGTTAAAGTCCTGCCGTTCCCACTACATCAAGGGGGGAAGAACTTTAAGCATGCCGTTATGTTCAACCCCCCACCAGGAGTGGTATAATGAGTCGCAAAATAGAACTAAGGATTGAGGATGACCTCGTAGAATTCCACTATACTAATTTGAAGCCATCGGAACTACTACTAATGGGCCACGTAATAATAGAGGCAGCCATGCAAATGTATGGTAAGCCTGTAGAAATTGACGAATCCCCCTGAACCCCTCTCTAAACCCCTGCAACCAGCATCTCCTTGCTGGAACCGCTAGCCGGCGCGGTATAGAAAAACCCGGCAACTCTATCGACGTGAAGGGAACCAGCAGGCTTCCCCTGCGCAATCTGGTGTGACTCCAGACACGTCGTAACATATTCCCCGACGGTGGGCATGTCGGATGCAATCGCCTTGGCTTTACATGTATGTGCCAGTGAGTCGCTCTCACGAAACAACATGTCATCATGGACGATTATATGGGTTAAATTCCCGACTCGTCCAACGGAGGAATGAATGATGGAAGAAATGACCGTAACACGTGCGCTAGTGGAGTTGAAGCTCCTCGATAAGCGCATACTGAAGGAGACCGTAAATGCAATATTCCTATCGGCAGTACGAGGAAAAGAGACCACTACCGTACACCGTACTTCGAAGGAAGATATGGAGAAACATTGCAGAAAGAACTTGCAGAGTATCCGTGCAATGATTGAGCGCAGAAACATCATCAAAACCGCAGTTGTTGCGTCGAACGCATCTACTTCTGTAAAGATTGCAGGAGAAAGTTATACTGTGGCGGGTGCCATAGAGAGGAAGGGTAGCATTCAGTATGATGAAATTCTTCTCATGCAGATGAGAACACAGTTTGCACATCTCAAAGACCAGGTAGAGTTGGCCAATAGCAGTGTGGAAGTAAGCCTGAAAACCATGTTAGAGAAAATTGCGGGAAAAGAAGGTGTACAGAACATTGATGTAGAGAACATCAGCAAGTCGTATCGTGATACCAATGCTATGTCACTCTTTGATCCTGCAGGCATTGAGAAGCTCATCGAGAAACTCGACAAAGAGATAGATGAGTTCAAGGCTGATGTAGACCAGTCCTTGAGCGAGTGCAATGCCGTGACCAAGATAACAATTAACGTCGGCTAATCACTCGAAAACCTAAAGACACGCCCCCGTGTGGAACGAGCGGGTAAACTCGTTCCCCCTAAGCTCTGGGTTAAGAGTTCTTCGATGGATATATGAAGCTCTGTCTGGTAGAGCGCAATCTATATGAGATTGAGGTCGTGGGTTCGAATCCCACCATATTATAGACTGATGAACTAGAAAGTTCAACATTCAAACATCAGGACTCAACGATTAAGAGTCAAAGTTCAAAATGATGAACGATTAGGGAACAGGATACAAAATTCGATAAAATCCTGGAGCATGGTTTCGGCTAGGCGAAGTGGCCATGGTGTTACCACCGGGCTGGGTGATTAGCCGACCAAGTTGGCAGTTAGGCTTCTGCGTTATCAAAAAGCCACGACTTGCTCGCGTAGTTTAACCTGGCGATGACACCAGTGTTTTATGGTGATGAAGGTTCAAATCCTTCCGCGAGCACCAACATTCGCAAAATGGCCGGTAGCATAGTCAGGTAATGCACCAGAAGGGAGTGCATTAAGGAGGCCTCCCAGAGCGCCTACGAGACAAAGATCTCAGCGTACGTTGCTTGTACATGGCGCGCGGTTCGAGTAGTCTTAGCAACAGGACTTCCGTCGTGGGTTCAAATCCCTACCCGGCCTATTCATCATCCCGGGTGACACCTGAGTGTGTCTCAGTTGATGCGTCGACAAAAGCAGGTTTGAGTCCTGCGCTCGGGTCTGAATATCAGGAGGAATGAACGATGGATACTGAATGCAAGATGGTAGAAGAAATGCTGGAACTACTGACGGACAAATACCAGGACGATGTACTCGATTGGATAAAGAAGAACATCAATGCATACTGTTCTGATGGTGAATGTAGTGGTGAAATAACAATCGAATGGAACTAATAAGGTGTCATTATGGATGAGATTATCCCTGGAATATGGATCGGCGATGTGTACGATGCAGAGTTTATCAGTATCCATGAGTATAATAGTAGATGGCGCATTGTTGATTGTCGTGACATAGCTGATGTCAATGAAAAAACCACGAAAGTGAACATGAATCACTATAACGCACTCACTAGTATTATCCGCGCGTATCGTGATGCAAATAAACAAGTACTCATATTCTGTAACGCTGGAATTGATAGAAGTCCACTAGTAGTAGCGTACTACTTATACAAATACCATAGTAATGGAATACATAATGCATATGACCTAATAAAGAAAGCTCGGGGCTGCATTCGAAAGCATCCAGAGTGGCTAACCGTGCCTTCAGAGAGCCTGTGGCCTAGCTAGGTATGGCTATGGACTTTTAATCCATTGATCGGGGGTTCGAATCCCTCCAGGCTCACTACCACGGAAAGAGCTTTACCACTAACGATATATCGTGTGGTGAGAATAATGTTGCCGGAAAGACGATGGATCAAGGTTATCGTATATACATACGATGGATACAAGGCAGAGGGAATATCAATATGTAACGAGAGCGATACATTCGATACTATTGTTGGAACTGAAATGGCTTTCTCTAGAGCTGTCCGCAAGCTCTCTGGCTTCTCGAATACTGCATTCAGGAAGATGCCTCACTATATTGAAGAGACAGACACCATAAACCTCACTCCCGAAGAGAAGGCGGAAATTGATAAAGGGATTAAGTCTTGTCAAACCGGGGACTCAAAAGCATGGAGAGACGTGATACAATGATAGAATGTAACAACTGCGGATACACCAGCCACACTGACTTTGGCCATCCTCCCAACATGTACTGTCCAATCTGCGAGAGTACCAATCTGTCTGATGACGAGTAGGTCGTTGTAATTACAACGCATTTATATACGACGACAGCGATATACTATATGAAATATGAAAATACATATCCATATGCCTTGCTTGACTATAAAAGCACGACCAGCAGAAATCTCTACAATGGGACGAGTATTGGAAGACAGATACCCAACTCTTCGTTGCATCTACAGAAGAAGTTCTGTCGATATAATAATGATGCAGTCAGATAGGAAGGAAGCAGCTGGCCTCGCGTTCATACTGGTAAGTGAGGTATGTGGAAAGTCGCTCTTCAAGAAGGAGCAGGAATCCACAGTAGAGCAAGTTGAGATGAAGCACGTTGGCATATCGCCAATTCCAATACCAGAACCAGATGGGGAATACTATCTATGAGTAGAATGAGAACGTTTATACTTGATGGCCAGGCATATCATAACAACAAAGTGGCCCTAAAAAGACTATTCTTAAAGCACGGATTTAGGTTTAACTTTCGCAGACCGCAATTCACCTGGGATGGAGTCAATGGTGAGATATTTGCGGTATTTGTAAAAGACGCAGAGGGAGTTACAAAGACGGGAACCTTTGATTTTAATATAAAGGAAGTTGACATAGAAAAAGAAATTATAGGTAGTTTTGTAGAGCTTGGTGCAAAGGAGAAAGTACTCCACAAGCTCAAGGCACATGTTGAAAATTGTCCAGTATCTGCAATATGGTTACCCAATCAATCAATAGAAGACAGTGCAAAATCATTCGATGATGCATGTGTTCGATGGGCTATCTGGAACGAAAGGAGCTTAGACAGAAAGACCGCCAAGTTTTTCTTTGACAAGATGGAAGAGGAAAGGAGGAAACAATATGGAAAAGGATTCTCAACAGAGATCAACACCATACTTATGTCCCATATACCATTGTTCACAGAACTCGGCGATTATATGTAAGATAGCACACCTATACGAGAATGGAGAATGTAGATACTACAATGGTGATGAAGATGAATACTGCAGATTCAATAAGGAAGACTACGAGAAGGAAAGAGCAAGGAGATCTTCCGCCAGGGAATTACGGAGGGATAACTATAAACCCCAAAGCGACGACCCCGAACCCACTAGTAAAGATGCACAAGAAAGCGGGAGTTCCGGACTCGAGGAATCCGATTCTGATGAAGACAGAAAACGTACTAACGGGGAAGAGGAATCTTCATCGAATAGTAAAGGGACCAGTGGGGCCATTAGAAAGAAGCGAGGAGGGAGAGTGTATGACGAAAACCAAAATACCCTATTCTAAGTGCAACACTAGCCTGAAAGACCACTTGGGACCCGATCCTAGGGCTTTCTGCGAATTTGAAGGGTGTACAAATTGTGACAATTACGCTTTATGTGCTACCATATCATACATGCAAATGCACATCGACATCTTAACTAAGAAGGTGAGTAAGCTGAATATAGAGAATCCTGTTGGTGCACCTCCTGGAACTGAATGGGGGGAGTAACCAGTGCTAACTAACTGCCAAAAACTTAGAGTTCATATTGGTGTGAATGTATTTACGCCGAATAAAGAACTAGCAGATAAGGAGGAATGCAAATGAGAGCAGAACTACAAGATAAGCTATATAAATCATACCCAGAGTTGTTTGTACAAGCAACATACGTACCGAAGAAAGGTGAGATGATATGTCCGATGGCCTTCGGCCTCGGGTGTGATGACGGGTGGTATGACTTACTCGAAACGTTATGCCGTTTCATCGACTTCAATATGAAGAGAAACTGGAGGCACTACCCGAGAGTAGAATTCTCTCAAATTAAGGAGAAGTGGGGCGAGTTGCGTGTATACACTGTGATGTATAACTATTCTAGAGAGGAGTGTGAATCGTTTAACGAAAAGCCTCTTACCGATGAACAGTGGGAAAAGATAACTAATTGGCGCAAAGATGGATCTACCTACTTTTACGGAGCAATAGATTTCGCAACTTCAATATCGCGCAGAACATGTGAAACTTGCGGGAAGCCCGGTACTATTCGCTCGGATGGATATGTACAGTGTCGCTGTGACAAATGTGATGAAGAACACAACAAAGAGATGGAGCGGATCAGATGCGGAAGAAAATAATGTTGAACAGATTGTTGCGACTAGAGATCATAGTGAGTAATTGTCTGGCGAGTGTCACAGATCTCGGTCTTCACTGGAATAAGACAGCTGCCGATGAAGATAAGTTGGAGCTGTTAGACAACTATCATGAAGACCTTTCATACATCCAAAATGAACTACGCAGCATACTAAGGGGATGAGTACAATGAATGAAGTAAACATAATAGTAGGAATGGACCAAGATGGAGAACATTACTATGCCATGTTCGCAAATACACGCATAGTAAAAGGCGGATGTAAAAACGGAATAGAGGCAGTGAAATTTCTATTGGAAGACGATTCCAGTGGGATAGGTCACTTAATCTCTGACGTAATGCCGCAAGAACCAAAACCCGAGGGAGAAATCCCTCTTTCCCCTCCAAATAGAAGAGTGATAGGATTCCCAGACCCGCAACCCACAGAAGATTGTTTAACAAAATCAATGGCCGACGAACGAATAAACTATAACAACATTGCAACATTCACGCATTGTGATGAGTGTGGTGGAAGAGGCGAGATAGTCGACCAGTTAGAATATAATACAATACCTCGCAGAACTGTTTGGCTGAAGTGCAAGAAGTGTAATGGCACGGGCCATATGATTGTGGAGATGTGAGTAGATATGGCAATTTGTAAAAACTGTGGGTTGCATTTCTTTTGCAGAAATGAAGGACTAGAAGTTACAGAGGATGATCCCGACCAGTGTACAGATATATGCAGATGCCCAAAGTGCAGAAATGGTGGTGATATAGATGAATGAAGACACCGGAGAAGTAGTACCTTACGACGAGATACCAGAGAGCAATAGAGCGAGATATAGCAAACCTTTTCACGAGGGCGAGATAGTTGAGGTTAAGGGATTAAGTTTCAAGATAACCAGATTCAAGAGAGGGAGGTTGTTCTTGAAGCTAGTGAAACCCAATACCATGAAGAGGACTATGGACAGAGGAGAGACTGAAGTCCGGAAGCTCAAAGACAAGATGTCTGCCGAAGAGAAGTTTCCCGGGTTGAATAAGTGAGCGTGATATGTTGAACACAATGTACTACTACAAATTCCCCGACGGGAAGAAGGTTTATTTCTTTAATGGCAATAGACGTAATCATATTGTTACACAACCAAACGAGACTGTTAGTTTCGGCATAAAAATAGATGACGTGGTGTTTAAGGAGGTACAAATTTCTTATGCCGAGTGGAACAAACGATATGGAAAGGAGGATTCCTGATGACCGATGATTGTGGATGCGAAGAGAAGAAGGACGAGAAGAAGGAAGAGCAATTCAACGAGTTCAAGGCAACTATAGCTACGCATGAAGTAACAGTGAGCATAGAAGCCAAGTCTCACGACAGGTCAACAACGGAACTTAAAAACCAATGTCAGAAGGTGTTAAAAGATAACTTCGAACTTGCAGTTAAGAAGTCTAGAGAAACGCGCGCATCGGTAGGTGGCTCTTACACATATTAATATGAGGTGATATAATGATAGAACAAGTATTTCTACTGGTTTGGTCCACGATTTCAGCGACCTTTTTTGGTGGAATGTTATTCGGGTCCATTCATGGCAATCATGATGACTTTGTAGGTGGCTGTTTATTATTCGGCGGACTCAATTTCACAATTGTCGGCGGTATAATAATGATAAAAATGTTCATAGGGTAAGTGTATATGTTTCGAAAGTTTCTCTGTCATATATTCAAGATTCACACTTGGCTATATGCAATAAATCACTTCGGGCAAACAATAGAAGAATTGAGACAATGCCAATTCTGCAAGCTATGCCAACTCGAACATTCTAGTGGCGGGTGGATATACATCCCAGAGAAGTATCACGATCATCTCTTAAACAATGCATATGGAAAGCTCAGGAGGAATGAGTGATGGAAATAGAGATTGTGATGGTGAACATGCTTTCGGAGATGAGGGCGAATATACATGGAAAGGAAACGCGGAGGAATAAGTAAATGGAAATAAGAAAAGTGAAATTACTCGACAACTGGTTATCGAAAAAGAAAGAATCATTAAACCTACAACCTAATGACCTGGTGATAGTTCACATCGAAAAGATAGAGAAAGGGAGCCCTGCTCAGCATCTAAAGGACAACATACTGTGCACTGAAGACGAAGAAAATATGTGCTATCCAACTCTTGCATACAAAACAGATGTGTGGTGTAATTGGTATGAATGTTCAAATTGCCACTGCAAAGCCATAACAGAAGATACCCACTTCTGTCCTGGTTGTGGTAGGCAGGTAGATTGGAAAAAGGAGATGATGTGAATGAAGTTAGAATGGGAATTAGTGGAAGAGCAGGAAAGGTATTGTACTCAGCGTGCTAGGCTTCCTACCGGATGGCTTGTCAAGCATAATGAAGGGAACCGGGATGAAAGAGACTACAAAATAGATGATAACGCGTCAATGACTTTTGTCTACGATCCTGAACATCTTTGGGAGGTGAGGTGAATGAGTGAATGTTGTAGCTTTGACCCCTCCTTTCCCCCGCCCAAAGATTTGTGTTTAGATTGTGTTACTTATCATCGAGCTATTGGAACACCATTAATTCGCATAGGTGATATGAACTCCGAGGAGAAGGTGAGGAAGTATCCGACTGGGGGAGGTGAGCACGTATGACTAAATGGCCATATGATACTGCGACTGTGGCATGTAAGAAGGATAGGAGTTGGAGGGTGTCGAGGCGGTATTGTGCGAAGGAATGTCCAGATAGGTTGAGTGGGGTGTGTGATACAACTCCTCCGCCGTTGGAAGAATGAGGTGAGTGAATGAAACGAATAGTATGTATGTGCGGTTACAAGACAGAGCTTTTCTTTGGGTTGCCTATCATGGTGGATTCATATTTGGACCACGTATTGAGTATGGGTTCCGAGATGGCTGAGCACAGGGTGAGAGAGATCCAGGATTTGGAGGATGTGGAATGATAAAATGCAGATGTGGTAGAGAAATAGCCGAAGAAGATGTGGACACAAGCGACTGGGCCTACTACAGGAAAGATGGGAAGGTAGTATGGCTGTGTCTTAACTGTGCAGAGGGGGATTATATAGACGAGATGGAAAGAAGGTGATTAGATGAATGAGCTATATAGTGGCAGACTGATAAAAACAGAACTAGGAATATTCGGTGTGTACCGAAGAGATAATGGGATAGAGATTTTACTAGACGGGAAATCTCTAGTTTCTCTTACGAGTATCCTACAAGTGAAACATTACAAACAAAATCCATGTATGACCGGAGATTCGGCGGCTACCCCGCCACATGGTGCACCAGAGATGGTCTACGGCCTAAAACACAGCTCACGAGGAATGTATCGAGAGACATTCCCCACAAAAACGTTAGCGCAAGACTACTGTGCGAAACTGAACAAGACTGATATGCCCTTTGCTTTTTGGAAGGTCGTTGCTATGAAAACGATGGGGGGTGAGTGAATGTTACATTTTATCGAACCAGTAGCGAATCAGGGGCAGATCATACAAGTAGGTTATTTCAGATGGAGGAATATGGTATACAAGAGAATATTAGATTGTAGTACCAATAGCGCAGAATTTTATGCATCTACGGCGCTAAAAAGTGATGAAGGAGATTATCTACATTTTCCCCCGCTCAATAAACGGTGGCGAAGAATAACAGGGGATGAGATAAGGCGTATCTTTATGGTCGAGTTGGAGACGATGAAATGAAAGTAACTCACTGTAAGAAATGTAGCGGAAAGGGAATAATTTACGACGTAGCAGCAGTGGCGATTTTCCCTCATAAACAGATGTGCGAAGAGTGTAACGGCACAGGCCATATCATCGAGGGCGAACTGACCAGGGATGATATGATGGAAATGATAAAGGCGTCTTGGAGAGAGGAGGCTGCTTGGGGAGAGGAGGCTGCCTGGGAAGGTGAAATAGAATGAGAGAGATAAAGTTCAGAGGAAAAGAGATTGATGGCGGCGATTGGGTCTACGGCTATTATCTTTATAGTAATAATGAGCATAAGATACATTATCCGAAGGATAATATTTCATACCGGATGATGGCTACCACCATTGTAGTACCTGAAAGTGTTGGTCAATACACAAGCAAGAAGGATAAGTACGTCAGGGAGATATACGAAGGGGATGTAGTGCGATTCAAAAATGGTTATCAGTATGTAATCAAAGATATAGAACATTTCTTTTGGGCTATGTTTGATGACCAAATGCATCTCGAATTTCACAAAGGAGAAATCATTGGTAACATCTATGATAACCCAGAACTGCTGGAGGAAGGCTAATGAAAGAAGGAAGCTATAACTTTGTATTGCGTGGTGACGGGCGATTGGAATGGATATGTATTCACGGAGTTGGCCATACAGTTAGAGTGCCTCTAGAACATACTAACGACTCTGCTTGGTGGAGTCATGGTTGTGACGGATGTTGTAATTCGGCCGAGTACGAAGCCGCGAAGATCGATGCTCAAGAGATCCCACAAGAAAGGATCGATGAAGCATTGGAACATACTATAACAATATACGACAAATTGCTCTCAATCGTGGGGAGGAAAGATATATGAAAATAGAAGAAGTAGTAGATAACCTTCTCGACAAGCTATTTGAGAAGTGGCCAGACTTTGACAGACATGCCGAGGACGCGCAGGAACAGTGGTCAAAGCTCGAGTGGACGATGGCAGAAGAAGATGAATATCGAGAGTGGGCAGTCAAGTTCGTCATGACGGGACTGCGACTATCGAACAAAAGGGCAAGGCGCGAACTCGCTTGGTTCTTGTTCAAATACGCACCAAAGACAAGCGACTACAAATTCCCAGTAAAAAGGTGAATGATGTACAATTCTCTTGAAGCAGCAATCCAAACACAGGACAGAACGAAAGCACATTCACGCATGTGTTCGTGGGAAGAGGTATTCCCAGAGGGGAGCAAGATAAGTATCCCTTGGTACACGAACGTACGTTGGAGATGGTGGGACTTCAAAGAATGGTTAATTAACCACCTTCGATTGTTCGTCCTTCGATTATGGCCAACGTGCGATGTTAAAGGATGTACTGCCAGAGCTTACTGCGAGATATTTTTCGAGCGCGAAGGTTCTTGGTCAAATGTCTGTGTACAACATCTTATGGAAATAAATAAAGAAAGGGGTCCATTTGGATGGACCGAAATAGTCTGGTGGAATGAGCCCAATGAGTGAGATAACCAACTGTGAGCTAATAGAGATGCTAAAGAATACTCCGACCATCTGCGATAGTTGCTTATACAAACAAGAATGTTTAGATCATTTTCCCATACTCAAGTGTATATATAAAGCAAAAAGGAAGTAACTTCGATGGATAAGGAAACCGAGCGGTATCTCAGGAGCCAAATAAAAGACCTACCCGAACCGCTTTGTTCTGTGCTCGATGAGATAATGAATGTGATAGCAGATGCAGAGAAGGATGAGGCCATTATCCCTGTGTGCCATTGTCCGTGGTGCAACCAAGAATATGGAGGGGTGTAGTATGAAAAGAATAATACTAAATGAAACAGAGGTGGCTCGATGGGAGCAGTTCAAGAGCATTCACAGAGGCACCGATGATATATGGTTTGAGTGCAGAGAATCCGGGATTGGAATGCAGATACTCGCAGTAGCAAAGTACTCAAAGCAGTATATAACGGCCGATATTACGAACTACGATAGTTGGTGAGCTGGGATAAGTAATTACAAATAGTACTTATAATATTACAACTATATAGTAAATAGGAGGCAGATAAAATGTCTCAGACTAAACAAGAAACTGAACCGAAGAACGAAGATGTAGAATCGTTATACGAAGATATATCTGCAGAAGAATATTATGACGCCCCCCTAGAGGTTGTCGAGATATTCGTATCGCTACAAGGGGAGGGTCCAATGCAGGGCCTTCCTGAGATATTCATTCGTGTAGCAGGGTGCAACTTGAATTGCGATTATTGTGATTCAAAGTATGCACACCACGGGAAAGTGATGTCTGTCAATGACATCATGGCAGAAATCGTGACGATAAGAGAAGACACCAAAATTAATAGTATATGTATAACTGGCGGAGAGCCACTTATACACGCAAACATGGACAGACTTCTGAGTGCGCTTTCCGAAGAAGATTTTCACATTGTACTAGAAACGAACGGTACACAGAACATAGAATCCTTTCCATGGGTCGACTGTTTTGTATGTGACTATAAATTTAATGCATACTTTCACCCCAACAACTATGAAGCACTAGATGACTGTGATTGCCTCAAGTTTGTTGTCGGAGAATGGAAGCATATAACTCTCATACCTGATATAGTGAGTAAGTTGGGAAATAATCCAGAGGTACACATATCTCCAATATTTGACGACAATAACAAATGCGTGAATGCACAAGCTGTTGCTGATGGAGTGATCAAATTACAATCCCTCATGCCCTTCACCTGTGTGAAGTTTGTTCTACAGATCCATAAGATTGTCTGGCCAGAGAAAACAAGAGGGATATGAGTGGACAATGAATCAGCTCGCTTAATTCTTAAAAACTTGCTCGAGAGGGGAAAGGAGAAGATACAACTCACTTCCATCGAGCAGGCAGCTATTAAGCGATGTGTATACGGGACACTGGAATCGTTCGAGGAGGGTGAAAGTGATGATAGAGAAAGCTGATATTGAAAAAATATTCGAGAAGATTATGTCAGAGATAGTTGCCAGAGACGAACTCATTGAAGAGATGCAAGTACAAATATTCAATCTTGAAGAAGATAAGCAAGAGCTCACCAAGAAGATTGAGATGTACAAGATCGTGAAGGATCAACTCGACAAATTCTTGGAGAAATGATATGTGCATATATTTATGCCGACGGTGTCACAAAGGATATAAAACAAGTTGTCAATGCAACATCATATCAGATGAAGAAGGAATTTGCCCCAAATGCCTAAGGTGAAAATATGAATATAATACTTACAGATAAGGAATCACTAGTAATAGATGCAATAACATCTCATGAAGACGGAACAACATCAGCAGAGTTAGGTAAGGAACTTGGATTTACAGTGCCACAAGTTCAACAGGCAATGCACCGTATAAAGAAGCGATGCAAAAAGATGGGATGGCAATATCCAATTACCTCTAGTCGCGTGGGATATAAGACATTATATTTCATTCGTACAGAGAGGGAAAGGTATGGAGAAAGGTTATTCAACAAGGTGAGTGACCTTAGTGAAGTATTGAAGGAGAAGCTCCCTGCAGAGGGATATGTTTGGCTCGGGGAATTCAAAGGACCAACCGCAATAGTAATACTTGCAGACTCGCACCTTGGTCTAGCAGCCGCTCGCTATCCATATACCAAGTGGGTGTTTGAACAGGTAGGAAAGACACCGAACTGTTATCTCTTTCTCATCGGAGATATAATTGACAACTCTCTCAACACAAAGGCTCCCGACGACGCGATTGATCTTGTAGCTAAGAGCGAGCAGCTAGATATGGTGACCTACTTGCTTGGGCTATGCAAAAGGAAGCTTTTATGTTTATGGGAGGGAAACCACGAAGCTCGCAGTTACATATCCGACCACTTTGATATATCTGGTCATATTGCCCAAACATACAGCGAGACGAAATATGGATGGTACGGCGAACCCGCAGCACTCAGAGTGGGAGATCACCTCACCCGCATATACGCACGACACAAGGGAAAGGGACATTCACAGTATCATCCTTTTCAGGCAGGATTTAGAGCCGTATTGTTTGACAACGCAGAGAGGGCCAGAGACTGCGACATACTAATACACGCACATACCCATAATCCCGGAGTTTGCCAGAGCAAGGTCGGCGGGCTTCAGAGACTTATAATTAATGCAGGATGTGCTGTACAGAGAGATAACTACGCAGAGCGCGTTGGATTTGCATCCGGAAGTGGCTCTGATGATGGTCACGTACTTATCATAATGCCCAGCGGAAAACGACTTGCGATCCAAGGAATTGAACTCGGCCTAATGGCGTTTAATGGAATACAAGAGGTGTATAAACATGGACAGAAAAGAACTAGATAAGTTTTTAGAGTCGTACGACAGACTAGTATGGTCAGAACACCCAGAAAAACCGGGTAGCATCATAATCAAGTTTGAAGACGACGAAGATGAATGTGCTATCATAATAGATACAGCCAACATGAGTAACGTAACATCCAACGACATAATACGCCAACTGCACAATGGTAGGAACATTCAGCAGATGACCAGAGTGACCGGGTTCTTTTCAAGGGTTAGCTCATGGAACTCAGGTAAGATCGCCGAACTCAAAGATCGACATCGCTCAGGATTAGAGTAATAGTAACACCAACCCATTTATATATTACTATCGTGATAAAGTAAGGAGGAAATTGTTTGAATGCAGAAGAAGTACTATCAGAATCTAAGAGGCTGATTCGTTCATACTTGAAAAAGTGGCAGAACGAAAAAGAACGGAATACGGGTTGTGTTGCATATGAAACGTGCGCGCTTCTCGAGTCCGAATTTAATGGACTAATGGCAGACTTTCTATTACATATGAAGCGAATGGACGCTGGAGAGAGCCCTGATGGAGACTCCAACAGATGAATATATTAATTCCCGTGACCTGCGTATTATATTTCTATTATGGTCGCTTGGTCAGAACGTACAGGATCTTGCTCGAATGAATAAAACCCGAAAAACGGAGGAATCCAATGAAAGTGAAAAAAGAACTAATAGCAGTAATTGGTGTCGACAAAGCAGGAAAGACGACGCTGATAAGAGAGCGGTTCGGGGAGAAGATGGAGAACATCCACGCAGCTCCTCTGATGAGGAAATTACCAGTTACGGATAATAAAACTTGGTTAAAAATTCGTGAAGTATTGTTCGCGTTTGACAGAGCGAAACAGTACATAAAATTACGATTCAATAAAGTAACATTACTGGACAGATGTTATATAGATGCTGTAGTATATGGCAGGTATCTATCTCAGAAGTATAATGTTCCATCATTAAAGAAGATATCTAGATGGTTTATTTGGATATCTCCACACCCGCATGTAGTATTCCTACTCTGTCCTGACCCAGCAAAAATGGTTGAAGTAGACGACCGCTATGATGATATACTTGCATTCAATCAGTATTATAGGAGTACCCTGTTTGAACTAGGTTATGAGGGTATAGAAATAGAGACATACGCACTAGGGGAAATAGAAATTTATGCACGAAAGATCGAGTAATGAAATTAGCAGTAGGTGGTTAAAATGTCTGATGAATATGAGATAGCAATGGACAGTAGAGAGAAGTCCTTTGTGTTTGCAATAGCAGACAGAAGGAAACTTGATTATACAAAGATGGCATTACAATGTGGAGATTTTGCGCTGCGTAAAAAAGAAAAAGATGGCCACAGTGAATGGCTAGTAGGCATAGAGCGCAAGCGGGTGCAAGATCTCGTAAACTCTATACAGTCGAGAAGGATATTCAAACAAACGGAGATGATGACGAGACACTATCCTCTGCGCATACTCCTCATAGTTGGAAGATTAGACGATGTAATTCTGCGAATGGCAAAGATGAAGATGAAAGTGAACACAAGTGTTATCTACGGCTCACTTGCATCAATCATGGTTAGAAACAATTTCCATATACTTTGGGTGGAAACTGACGATCAAGCAATCGAACTTGTAAAACGGATATTTGAAAAAATAAAAGAAGGGAAATATGGGAAGCAGCAGTTAGCCAGGACCAAAGCAGAATTAACTCCAGTAGATATACTCACTGAGTTTATACCGGGTGTAACAAGAAACACAGCTAAGAAGCTACTTGATAGATTCGTAAGTCTCCATGGTGTCGCAGAGGCGGACCATAAACAACTCGTGTCAGTGAACGGTGTTGGACCAGTAACTGCTAGGACAATACACCGGAAGCTGAACGGGTGAAACAATTGACGTTCTACGATAGTACGCTAGAGTATTTCGATCACGCAAGGATAGTCTACCATGAGCGGTTCGTACCGTTCTACTCTGCGAGTGTAGGCGCGCATCTCTTCAACCTGGAAAATCAGAAACGAGAGTTCTATTACGAAGGCGGCAAGATCCCTCAAATGAGGATGAATATCTTCTTCGTTGCACCACCCGGATATCTCAAAACCACCATACTGCAAAAGTTTCTCATAGGCAAAGGGAGTATACTATATGGTGGCGGCGTACCACACGGGATGGAAGGTGTAATGACAGAAGCAGCGTTCACCGGAAGTATTCGTATGATAGACGGCGATCCTACTGAAGTACCGGGTGCAGCATATGAACATCGCAACGGAATCTTAGGGATCGACGAATTCGCGGCCTTAACAAACGCCATGAAAATGGAACATTCCGTCAATCTAGATAATGCTATGCTTACGGCACTTGACCAAGGGTTTGTAATAAAGCGCCTCGCCATGGGAAAGATACAATATCAGACAAGACTATCGCTGTGGACGGGTAGCCAGCCGTGTCGCATAGATCTCTCCTCTGGTCTTCCGCGAAGGTTGATGTTCATGATATTCATACCTAATGAACAAGAGCGCCATGCAATCAAGCTAGCAAGAAGAGACGGCAGAAATATCAGACCGAATGTTAGAATCCTTATGGAAATCAGAAAGGATATTGAACACATGAAGGAAGGGTTAAAGGCCATAACGTCAGTCTCTTATGATCCCATGATATATAAATGGCTCGATGAAATAGATGTTCCTCACTACGAGGAGCCCTTGTATGAGCGGTTTGCCCTCGGAATGAATATTGCAAGAGCCAAAACGTTCGACAAGCATCTCACAATTAAGGCATTTCCTGAACTCTACAAACTATTCAAGATGGAAAATATGTGGAGAGGAGAGCTGAACAGAGGGACCGAGTTCACACAGGTATTCGAAATATTAAAAGAGATGAACTATGCAACGGTTACCGAAGTCAAAAAGAAGCTTGCCGTATTCGGGATGGATTGGAGGCGTAGCTCTGATATTCTACAGGCAATGTCCCGCATGAGTATGATTAAGTTTATAAAGGACGAAAACACCAAAGGCGGGGGAAGAGCAAAGACTCTAGTGGTGATTGTAGATTAATGAAGGAGACTTAATGATGGATAAATTGACACTAAAAAACGGGACAACTATGAAAAATCTGTTCCTCAGAATCGACGAAGAACGGACAGAAATATTAGTCTTAGAGGCCGCATATATTATGAATGAGCTCGAGAGACGAGGCGTATCAGAATCGTGCACAATGGCGTTTGAGACCAAACTGGACAGAATAAATCTTGCGAAGACGGTGGTGCGCGCATATATGGCTGGCGAGCGGAAAGACAAGGTGCGAAAAGTACAAGATGGTCGTAATAGGAAACTTCGCGGAACGCGGCCATCTGAACAGAAAGAGTAGTGAAACTACTCTTTGTTACGAGCGACAAATATGAGAAATGTACGAGCGACAAATAGAAAATATATAGGAGCAATGAACATGGTAAAGAAAGGACTAAACGTCGGAATAGATATAGACAGCACTTTGTATGACAATGTACAACCACTCATTAACAAGTATAATGAAGAATTTGATACACGCCTCACAACAGCTAATATCAAAGGATGGGGAATTGAAGAATATCTGAAGAAATGGAATGCCGATAGAATCAAGCAAGAGTTTGTTAATGTGGAATATACCGGCCCCCCGTTTGATAACTCTAGAGAAGTGATAGAGCTTCTTGTAAAAAATCTTCATACAATCTATTTTGTAACCCATACATACGATGGAGGGCAGGTTCGACAAAAATTCGACTGGCTTCATGAACAATTTTCTGGGATACCTTATTCCGTACTTTTCGTTTCTATGGATCACAGAACAAAAACTTTTGATTGGATTGATATAGTAATTGATGATAATCCAAATACAATCAGTACTGCGGTTGACAATGACAAGAGAGTATTATGCATCGATCAGCCTTGGAACAGGCATCTCAACGCATTTGAAGGGGGGTTCCTCAGGGTGAAAAACTGGGCTCATGTTCGTAATATATTATACGCAATGGAAGTGATATGAGTGTGTAATACAAGAAACTCAAGAATGATACAAGTAAGGGGAAGAAAATTTAGAGTAGATGGTTGTATGCAAGAGTTCATAGTTTCTCTTAATGAATGTGGCGTAGAGACACTGGGTTGTTGTTGTGGACATGGAAGATATCCTATGTCAGTAGTAGTGAGGAATGGTAATGATATATTCGATATATTTTCAGGAATGAATATTCCAAGAACTAGAAGATTCTACATAACTGATGATGAAGGATATTATTATCTCCCCGAGGTGATATGAGTGTGTATTATAACAGATCCGGTAGAATTAAGTCATGTATTGATATCGATCCATGAAACGAGTAATGGACCTGCCTACCATTCACTGGTCCATAAGTATAGAAGAGGAAGCATTAGAGTTAATTGATTGAGGTGATCTAATGAATTCAATGGCATGGAAACTAGACTTTGGTGGTATCACACGAATAGTAGTACTTATACTATTGTTCTACTTTACTAAGTTATTAGTTGAACATAATTTATTATCTGGAAACGCTCTGTGTGGTATGCTCATACTGTGGATCGTGTGTATAATAGCAACAACTGGATTTTACATTGAGAGGGGTGACCTGATCAATGAGTAACACAACGGTTCGATGGACACTTGCAAAAGTCGTCGGAGTATATGAGGCCGACGATCTAGAGACTGCACTGAAAATGTTTAGAGAAATTCATCCTAAGATGGACATTACAAGGGTACAGCTGATAGAGAAGAAGACCGTGAAGAAGGTGGCAGTTTCCAGTGAAGAAGAACCATTGAAAATGTAATTACATATAGTATTAATACTATTAAAGGGATAACTATAATAGTGGAAAAATACCACACGAACATATCGGTGACATCATGGAACAACAAGTATTTGAGTCGACAGTAGCGAAAAACAGCCAGGTCACGGTTCGTAAAAAAATTCGCGACCTACTGGGCATCGAAGCAGGAGATGTAATCTTCTTGCAAGTAGTGCGAGTTCTATCGCCTGAAGGAAAAGAGAAGTATGCATTCGAAAAAGACCATGAAGATGATATGGAAACCGATGAGTAAAAGCGTGATGAGTAAAAGCGTGATGAGTAAAAGCGTGATGAGTAAAAACAAGGAGGAAAAATAAAATGGCTAAGAAAGACGTAATGAAAGAGCTAGAAAAGCTCTTCAAGGAAAAGCTAGGCATCGGATCAGATGCCTTCAAAGAGCTGGTAGAGAAGGAAAATGTGCAGATGCGGGAAGCATTGCCTGACGCAGACGACACACTAATTCAAAAGCGCGTTCTGGCACAGCTGCGATCTGACTTCAAAAGCCAGCTTAGAAGCCCTGCGAAAACCTATGAGGGATTTTTGTTCTCTATAGAGAATCCCTTTGATATAATTGCAAGTACCAGGGCGGCAGCTATAGAGCTTTTCAAGACGGATCCCGACAAGGCAGTTGACGAGGGTTTTACCGACGATAATGGAATCCCGTTAGATACTAGGGAAGCGATAGGAAGCAGACCAAACAACAACTTCGGAAAGCCTCTTCCTGAGAACGAATTTCTGCAGAATGTGAAAGGAGTCGCAAAGGATGAAGATGGCAATCTTTGGCCCTTCAAAATGATTCTGGGAAATCAGTTGGCAGGAAAGATCGATATTCCTGTATTCAAGTGGAGTAGCTTCCGTGCGAATCTCAGCAAGAAGTCGCCTGCCGAGGGATTCAGGCTGTTGAACCCGTATAGCCGAATAGTATTCGACGTAGCAGATGCACCAGATAGTGACTTTGATGTTATACTCGAAGATATAGAGGGAGATCTCGAAGGACACGCAATAGAACTTGGTGCTATAGAAACCTACTTTGACCAGGTTGCCGACGATAACCAGCGATTCACTATAACTATGGGTGATGTTGCGTTTATTGCAAGAGACGAACGTGGTGGATCGCGAATGATGGTTCTGGACGACGAAACTCGTGACATAGAAGACCCTGGTATTGTGTGTTTCATACCGGAATATCTGTTCGACGCAATTGATTTCGGGCAGGGAAGCAGAGTGATCGTTTGCGGACGACCCAATCTGTCTACCTACAACGACGAAGAGCGTGTTGTTATACAGGTAACTGGTCTATATGCACCCGAGGAGTCTAAGATACCGGCTGACGAATCACCAATGAACGCCGTAGAGCGCGTAAATTGAGGCGATGATACATGTCACTCGGAAGCAAGAAAGCAGGAAAAGTAGAAGAAGGCGCTGATGCATTTGTAGAGAATAATGTTCTCTCGGATGATGAAGTAGAGAAACTAATAGAAATCAGCAGGAACACGAAATGCTCTCCGATATGCATGGCTCTCGTCGGATTTGATGGCGTTGGTAAGTCTGGGATACTTCTGGATAGCAGAACGAAGAAAGATATTAAAGAAAAGAAGGACATCTTCGTTCTGGATCTCGATGATAGCTGTGGCCCACTGAAGGACAAGTATTTTCCGGGAGATGAATCTATAGTTATCCTCAACTGTTTAGTTGTTGATGATAACGGAGGAATTGACTATGTGGCTTCATACGTGAAGTTGCTAAGTGTAATTAGATACATCGTGAGGAATGAACAGTCCCTAAATATAGCCACAGTAGCTTGTGACGGACTCGATACACTGCTTAAATGGTGTGAGTATGTAATGAGGTATGAAGACCTCAAGATAGACCCCAAAACACAGATTAAAGATCAGTGGCAATGGAGCAATAGAAACAGACACTTCAATACTGCAGTGTTACTCCTCCGGTCACTTAAGTGCAGGTTTATTTGTACCACACACTTGAAGGCAGCTAAGAAATACGTTCCCAAGGCCGGTGGCGGAAGAGAACTCCAGATAACAGGTTATCACCCAGACTGGGTAAGCACTACCCCTGGTATGATGTTTCAGAAGATAAGCCTCGAACGTTCTCAGCACCCTGAAACGGAAAAGGTTGAAATCTGGGCTACTGTCGACAAAGCCAAAGGTGCGCTACACCTCGAGGGAAAGAAGTACCTCGTAGCCAGGGTAACAAACGACAAGGCTGAATGGTATGGATTGAGAGAACTCATAGACGACTTCGAAAAGCCAGAAGGATAAACTCATGAAGTACTACCAACCTACCCCAACCCCCTTCGACTCTTATTTTTTGGTCGCTACGCGTACGAGAATATGCGATTTTGGTGACTACAAGAATAAGGGTGTAATGCTTGACAACGGAGCCTACGAGGATTGCTCTGTTGACAATATGACACTCATTATGCTAGCTCAAGAGCTCTTAAATGCTGGAGTTAAGAGTGTAGCTATTATTGCTCCCGATCAGATGAAGGAGCCTGAACTCACTAATGAAATGACTCGGGACTTCCTCCCACAATTTTATCACCGACTAGGAGACGATGACAGAATAGCTGTGTATGCTTCATTGTGGGCAGACACCCCAGAAGAGGCGATGGAGAAGGCTGACCTCCTCAATAATGATAGATATCCGGTTGACGGGTTTGCACTACCAAAACACCTCCCTTTTGACAGAGTTGAACTTGCGAGAGGATTGAGAAGAATCATCCCTCCGACAAAAATTCATGTTCTGGGGATCAACAGCATGGAAGAGTTCGCACTCATCAGAGGAGTTGCAAACTCTTTCGACACAACACTGCCAATCAAGGCGACAGAGATTGGTTGTATTCGAGAGAGAATTAACAACGACTCCATCAACATATTAAGAGATGCTCTTGATATTGATATCGAATACAACTGGATCTGGGATGATGTTAGAAAAACAATCGCCATTAAGCTCACCAAGTGGTTAGAGCAGAAGGCACTGGAAACAAGTGATATTGATGAACTACTTACTGGTTGATTCTTGCTATAAAATCATAGAGAACGAGCCCGTTATTTTCCTCATAGGACGTTCTCCTGACGGCAAGGAAAAGAAGTGCTTTGGGTGGAATTCACCAGCACCGTATTTTTACTACGAGGATCCTGGAGGGGTTTATAAGGGGATTAAGACAGCTAAGTCTGGCCCCAAGATTGTTAATTGTTCGAAAGTAGAAACAAGAATACCGAGCGACGTTGCTAAGAAAAGAGATACCTTTTCATACACTTTTGAAAGTGACGTACTTTACGAGATTAGATGTCTCATCGACCGTAAGATATTTGCAGGATTTCAAATCACAGATACTGGAGATGTGATACCCGCAGAAAATCCCGAATGCCGCCTAACAAGAGTCCACGTTGATACAGAAGTAGAAACTCGCGGAGCATTCCCCGACCCCGATAAAGCAAGAAACATGATTCTTACAATTGTAGCAAAATACCATAATCCCAATACCGGAGAGATTGAAGACTTCACCATGACTGCATGTAAACCTAGTGAAGAGCGACACATGATCATGGCATTTATTGATTGGATCAAAGAAAAACAGCCAGACGTTTGGATCGGGTGGAACCCTCAGTTTGACGTAAAGACAATAGTCAATAGAGCAAAGAGATGCAAGGTTGAAGCAGAGAGGATGAGTCCCGTCAGAATAATTCGTGAGACAGGAATGAATGACAAGAAGATAGTAGGAATTCAGATCTTTGACTTGATGGACGGGTTTAAGAAATACTTCCAGGGAAAGACGTTTGAGGATTATACACTAGAAGGGGTTGCTTCGCGAGAAGATCAATATGGGGTTAGTATGGAAGCTGATGATTTTGATTACGAAAATTATATGAATCGAAAACACATAGACATAATTCTCGAATACAATAAACGTGATGTAGAACGCACTTGGGCCATTGACAACAAGCACGGTATAGTCAATCAGTTTGATGGCGTCAGCAGAGTTGTAGGGTGTAGTCTTAATGACACACTAACGACAACGAGGTACGTGGAGATACTGCTTCTCCGCGAATTCCACGGACATTATGCACTCGCCCGCCGACATAAAGAAGAGAGACTTAAGTATGAGGGTGCATTCGTATTTCAACCAAAGAAAGGGTTGTATGATAACGTTATCGCACTCGACTTCTCGCAGATGTATCCTACTATAATAAGGAGCAATAATCTATCTCCAGAGACTCTCAGTACAAAAGAGATTGCTGGATGGAAGAAGATTGCTAATGTATGGGTTGATATGAAAACGCCTGGTATTGTTCCGCGAATCTTCGAGCGATTGTCTGTAGCACGCATGAAAGTAAAGGATGATATGTCTATGCTTAAATTGGATCTCAATAAGAACCCGATGAGCAAGGACCTCATTAACAAGTACAATATACTCGATAACATGCAGTATGGAATTAAGCAACTAATTGCAGCTATGTATGGGCAGTTTGCGTTTCCATTTAGTAGATTGTACGTTCCGCAAATTTCAGAGTGTACAACTTTCATGGGCAGAAAGATGATTCTAAAGACCATGGAGTTCTCTAAAGAGCTGGGATACAATCCAATATATGGGGATACAGATTCCGTATTGATTGAGGTTGGAGAGAATCCTGTAGAGAAGGGGAAGAAGATAGAAGAAACTGTTAATTCGCTATTTGATCAGATGGCAGTAGAAGAAAGCTGGAGATTCGTGCCTCGTATAGAGTTTGAGAAGGTGTATGAACGAATTCTCTTCCACGGAAAGAAGAAGAGATACGCCGGGATGCGTGTATGGAATAAAGGAGCAGCCATCAGAGAACTCGACATCAAAGGATTTGAGGCACGTCGTTCCGATGCTGCTAAGTGGAGTAGATATGCACAAAAACAGCTACTTGATTATATACTCAGTGGGGCAGGAGAAAATCAGATTAGCATTTTTATCAAGGAGTTAGTTGCCAAGGCATCTTCTGAACCACTCGAGTCGATAGGACTCCCGCAAAAGGTTGCAAAGCCACTAGAAGAGTACTATAGACCAAGTAGCAAGAAGGGATTATATTACTACGATCATATATTCAACAAAACTCCTCTCAGTGGTGAGAGATACTACAAAGTACTGTTGCAGAAGAAGTTCTGGTGGCGTGTAAGACTGTATGTTACAGCTCCTAAGGCCTGTGAAGAGAAGGGAATTCAGCTGAAAACCAATATATATGATGTTGATTGGATCGGACTCAAAAAGAATAAAGAGTTCGAAATGACAGACGAGTACAACATCTCGTGGAGAGACAAGGTAGACTGGAAACTACAGACAGAGAAGATCATAGAGAATAAGATAGACCCGATCCTTGATGTTATTGATACCACTACCAAAATGATATTACAAGACCAGAAGCAAACGAAACTGTTTGCATTCGCATAAATGGAGGAAAGAGAAAATGAAATTTAGCCCCAGAGCAGTAAGACTAACGACCAACAAAGAACTATATGATTGTCCGAAATGCGAGAAGCACACCTTCACAGAAGTAATGGATGTAGATACGAAAGAGATTGTAATGTTCTGCACTTACTGTGGATACGCGGAGGAAGTTCAACATGCCAATGAGTAAAGAAGAATTCGAAGGAGTAAAGAAACCATCGATAAAGGAGTTTGATGAGTTTGATAGCAAGTCTCATTATCTGATGATGGAGTCGCTTGCACTGATAGCAGACAAAGATAAGAGAGCGCTATGCAAGGACTACTATGATACAAAAATAAAACTCTGGCATACTGTACCGTGTTCTCCGAGTCAGAAGTACCATTTAGAGAAGAAAGCAGATGGTATCTATAGGAGTACGATATTGGTCAAACATACTGCAAATGTAATGAGACTCGCTCAACATATGGCATTACAAATAGGAATGACTCAAGATAGAATAGACCTTATAGTATTCGCATGCTTTTTCCACGATTACGCAAAGATCGAAGGAGCAAGTAACAAGAACCATGCCAGTAAGGGTCATCAGTGGGCGAAGAAAACACTGGGGTTGCACCTACCCCCCGAAGAAGTTAGAGACGTGAGTAGGATGATTTTGTGTCACGGTGGACATTGGTACAAATACTTACCCGGTCCTGATACTATTGAAGAGCGAATTGTATCATATGCAGACTTCTTAGACTCTAGATTTGAAGTTAAACTCAGGAGAGGGAATTAATGACGCTCGACGAAGAAACCGAAGAAGAGATGTATAACACAATCATATCATCATGTATACAAATGCATTTAACAGCAGTAGACAATGGATATGTAGTCAAGTATGTAGGTGATAATGGTCGATGGATAACGTCCATAATAGAAGAGAAGCACTATACTGAACTCAGAGGTCTCACCACTGCAGAACAACAACTCAGCATGGATAGATACGCTGGTCTCAGACTATTATGGGAAGTTGCTGACTACTTGAATATATATGGTAGCAAGTACGACGATGCAAGAGTTCATATCACAGTAGAACTACAAGGAGAAATACTTGGTGTGATTCGCCCAGAATGTAACACGTGCAATCATTATCCAGTATGCAAAGATTCCCTGAAGCAAGAACTATCAGGTGAATGTCCTTACTACGAGGGGGAAGGAGAATGAAGGACGAAGAAACATACATAACAACTGCTCCCGCTTCTGTTGATGATAGTGCACTTAGAGAGGCTAGAAAGATTCTCGACAAGGTAAAGAACCTGCTCATAGAGACACGCATAAAAGGAATAGAATCACTTGATATAGAAACTCGTGTTCGCATACTATCACACATGATTGAACAGAAAGAAGATGGGAATATAATATCCAAAGAATTATACAATATAGAAACACATCTCAATAAGTACCTGCATCCATCAATACAGCACGACAGACTCTCTCATATATTCTTTAGGAACAAGCAATTCACGGATTTTGTCAAGCCGCAAAATGTAACTACAGAAGAATGGTTACAAAAATCACTAATCGCTATGGGGCAAGAGCTAGCAGAGATGCAAGAAGAACTAAACTATCGATGGTGGAAGGAAGAACACCCGATTGATAGAGAACATGCTATAGAAGAAGGAGTGGATCTCTTACACTTCCTACTAGCGTGGTTCGACGCACTCGGTGCAACTCCAGAAGACATATATAGAATGTATATACAAAAGAACAACACTAACTGGATTCGCCAAGGAATTAATTACGAGGATTCTCATTTCATGAAGCTCATATATGAAGGAGCAATAAACCCGATGGGAAGTGAAAAAAATGATACATCCAATGAGACTATATAATTACTTCGACCCCAACCGACCAAGAGAGTACTACATTCTCCCCGAAGACGTAGGGCACATGCAACTAAGAAAGTCTGGTTGCCAATCATTCGACAACTGTAGATACAGATTTGCGTTGTCGTTCCTTATTGGGATACAGGGAGATGAGTCAGACGCCATGGTAATTGGTACAGCATTCCATAATTCAATGGAAAAAGTATATAACGACCTCACTCCAGAGAAACTCACCAAAATGACCGCAGAAGATATAGTAAGCCACCATAAGAAGAGACTTCCATATGGTTTTAACAGCATCCTTGACATGCTATTCGACAACATGATAGAAATGGATGTAGAATGGTTTGAAGATTGTGCATCCCCTGAATATTGGCCACCCATTACAGTGGAACAATCCCTTGATGATACTGACCCAGATGTTAACTTTACGGGGACATCAGATAGGCTCGATTATACACCCGATGGGAAGTACTGCATCATAAGTGACTATAAGACAGGGATATATCACAAGTACATGGATAGTAAGTATCGATTCGAACTTATGGGGTATAAGCATCTAATAGAGGTACATAAGATCAATCCGAAACCCATCAAGTACGGGAGGATAATATTCCCGAAAGAGAAGGGGGTGTTCCAGTTCGAATTCAAGAACCAGACAGTAGCAGCCTTCTATAGAAAGCTCGCAAAAGTGAGAAGTGAGAGTTCAACAGGACTCTTCCCAAAAAATGTAGGGATACTTTGCGGATGGTGTCCTTTCATACAAGAGTGCCTACTAGGAGAGTACGACTCTCTCATCAAAAAATATGGATATAGAGTAATAGCAGCATACCCCAATACGGAGGTAAAATAATGACCGAAGAAGATATATATGAGCTCCCTGATGTACAGGTAACGGAACCAACAATAAAAATTCCAGTGAAGGCTGGCGTTTCGAACGTGAGACTACCCGTGAGAGTAAAAGACTTTGCACGTGGTGGCATGCAACAAGTAGAAGCAGACATATCTGTCATAGTGGGATTGTCAAAAGACCAGAGAGGAATACACATGAGTCGTATTGTTAAGACTCTTCATAGCAAGGATTTCCAGGATATTGACTTAAGTGAGCTTAATAACATCCTCATAAAGATACTACAAGAACAAGAAGCTGCCGATGGCACTATATCTATGGGATTCACTTACTTCGTAGAAACAACAGCACCTATAACCGGAGAGAAAGGAGCAATACCTATGGACGTATCCTTCTCCGTAAATGGAAATGTTCAACTAATGACAGTGAGCATGCCAGCAACGACATTGTGCCCCTGTAGCAAAGAGATATCGGACTACGGTGCACACAATCAAAGAGCCATCATTAATGTCACTATTCACCAACTCGCTGGAAGTACAGTAATAGGAATTGAGGATGTATATGAAGTCGCATCCAAGTGTGCAAGTGCACAAGTATACGCAGTACTCAAGAGAGTTGATGAGAAAGCCGTAACAGAAGAGGCCTACGAGAATCCGCGATTCGTGGAGGATGCTGCCAGAGAGATAGTAAATGCACTCGAGATCAGGTTCTCCAACAAAGGATTTAAGATACTAGCCGCAGAAGTACAAGTAACTAGTGTAGAGAGCATACACGCACACGATGCAATTGCTATCGCACATATGTTAAACGACAAGGAGCTGGAGTGAATGAACGCAATGTTTGAGGCAATAGTAAGGAGGGATGATTGATGGAGACAGCAGAAAAAATCGGAAAGTGTATAGAAATAGATACACCCCCAGTAGTTGTGGTTTTGTCTGGCGGATTAGATAGTGCAACTGTACTCGGAATAGTGAGACACAATTATCCTGCGGATCTGGTTCATGCGATAACGTTTTCATATGGACAGAGACACAAAGTAGAGCTCAAGAAAGCAAAACAACTAGCACACGATTATTGGATACACCACAAAATCATAAATATCAAGTTTCTCGGAGAATTTGGCGGAAGTGCACTTACAGATAAGAAGTTAACCGTTCCAACTGATGGGTATGATGGTGGTATTCCTATAAGCTACGTTCCTGGAAGGAATAACATATTTATTGCTATATGTCTCTCTTATGCAGAAACCATAAATGCTAGGGCAATATACCTCGGAGTTAATGCTATCGATTTCAGTGGTTATCCTGATTGTAGACCAGAATTCATTATGAAATGGAACGAACTCTCCAAGCTTGCAAACAAGAGAGGAATAGAAGGAAATCCTATCAAGATTCTCACACCTCTGATGAACATGGATAAACAAGCAATTGTCAAGAAAGGAATTGAGCTCGGAGTTCCATACGAACACACCTGGTCCTGTTACTCTGGAGGCCGGAAGTGTTGCGGGAAGTGTGACTCGTGTAGGTTTAGAAGTGAAGCATTCGAGAAAAACGATACAAATGACCCATTATTATATGATCGCCTACTGGATTGTGAATAACATGGACGACGGATTAGTACACTGCAGAGGATGTTACGGAACAACATTCACAATTATACTTAACACAGGACTGGGAAAAACAATTACTTGTACGTCATGTGGCTTACATGAGTGGATATAATGAATGACGAGTGTGGGTATTATGAGCGAAAAAATTACATATAAAGAACTTGGGCACATAATCTCTGTTGAGTTTGAAGCATTTGGAGTTCGTGCACTTGATGAGAAACAGTTCACCAAATTCTTGCGCAGTGCACTCATATACCAAAAAGTGTGCCCTATTCACCTAATACTAATGGATAGAGTACCATGCGTTAATGCAGCAGGACATAATGATTATAGATTCATATGTGGCATGTGCATAGAAGAGGAGGAATTATAATGAAACACGGAAAATACTACTATGAGCTATTAGCAGTGTATAACATACTGCTATATGCAATATCTTGGATGATTGGACTTGCGTTAATACAACACGCGGTGTTCTTTTATTCATGGCCCCCAGATATATCCAGATATGTAGATGTCCACCCCATGAACTACAGTGCACTTGCGGCAGCACTATTCGTCTTGTTCAAACTACTCCACTGGGTAGAAGTGAAGAGCGAAGTTGAGCTACGACTTCAGAGAGAGAAGGAACTATGAGTCATTCGCCTAGCGGCGAAGACTTGTGGTGACGGTCGCGTTCCGTGAAGTTTCCTGCTATTAGGAGATAGTAATATGACCAAAAAATGTTGGATACATAAGTGGAGAAAAGATGCATCGGGTTACCGAACGTGCAATCGATGCGGGATGCACCAGATGGCCGTAGGTTATATGTCGGGAATTGGTTGGGGCATAGTTTCGTGTCAAGAATATGAAATAGAGATTGAAAATATGAGACGTCGTGTAAGGGCACGTCGAGAAGCAAATGCTCGTGCGGACTGTAAATATTTTAAACACAATAGGAGATGATACAATGGCACTATACTGTAGTACTTGTCGAAACGCAATGTTACAAGGACACTCGTATATCAGTCGGCACAATAATGACTATTGTCTTGCATGTGCAATAGAGAAGGGCTTTATTATACTGGTAGACTGCACTCTATGTATCCCAGGGAGTGGGTAATATGGCGATTAAAGTTGGGCTAAGTGGAACTCACGGTTCTGGTAAAACATCCGCCGCATTTTATCTTAGCGCCGAGCTCTCGCGGATAGCAAGTGGCGTCGATGTACTTACAGAATTGGCGAGAAAAACAGGGTGGCCGGTAAATGAGCAAGGTGATGATTTCACCCAGCTCTGGTTAATAGCCTCTCAGATTGTGCGCGAAATAGAAGAGGCCAGAAGACCAGGAACAAGGTACCTCATTTGTGATCGTACCGTAATGGATAACTATGTTTATTGCCAATATCACTCAGGTAGTGATGAAGTATTATTCTCTCTCGCGCAGAGATGGATGCAAACATATGATTACATGATTTATGTGATACCTGATATGCCTCTAGAGGAAGATGGCTTCAGAAGTACAGACATTATATTCCAGACCGAAATAAAAGAGATCTTTGATGATATCCTCGATGATCTAACAATTGAGCCCCTAAGGATTAAGTCTTCAAACTTGTTTCAAGTAGAGACCATTGAAGACATTGCACGAAAAATAATAGACGGTGATGAGTTATGAATAATATATTGAATAAGGTGTATGATTGGATAATGTACTATGCTCGACCAGAGTTGAAGCAGAGAAAAGACTTACATGAGTATCTCTATCGGTGTTGTACTACGAGCCACTGTGGATCCGCGGCGATCCATTGCTTCAAGTACGTGCATGATGACCCAACGGAAGATTATTGGCAGACCCCAGCGGAGACGTGGAACAGGCGAGACAAATCCGGCCACTTCCTCGGCGACTGTGATGACTGGGCAAGGTTCTTCGCGGAATGCCTGAACGGTGACAAGCCCCTCCTTCTGGTAATGTGGGATAGTGATAGTGGGCACATGACTTGCGCAATTCCGAATTATGAACACCACACTCTAATGTCATACACTACTGTTGGCACGTTTGGTAGAGTGGAACACGATTCATGGGATTTAGAAGACATTGTTAGTTATTGGTATCCAGCCTGGAGGGGATTTGCCATATATAGTCAGGTATACACACAAGGAGAATGGACAATAAAAAGAACAGATGTATATTACAGAAAGGACATCTCCGGGAAAGACAAGGCCGCGAAACCGAAGTTTTCGATCCCCGTCGATGAACTGATTCTCAAGCTGATGAATGCAGATGAAGAAATAGCAGGAAATATATACGATGACATACTATCACTGAGAGGAGAAGGTGGTGAGTCTAGTGAAAGCGATGTTTGAAATTGAGTGGCCTGATGAATTAGGACAGGAGTGGATGAACGAGTGGAATCTAAAAATGTGCATTGGTGCATATTGTATGTTTCCCACTGATAACATAACAGTGAAAACAATAAGGATAGGTGAATAGGATGTGGAAGACTAATAAGAATGTGCCGGATAAGATTGCGTTTCATGTATGGGTACCGTTCTGCCCCGACTGCAGATATCCGTTGCAGCCAGACAATGAAATTACGAATGAGCCCATTGAGGTACGATGTGCGTGCTCAGGCGGGAAATGGGTAGGAACTCCCGGGAGCCCTCCGTGGTGGTGACAAGATGATGAGATGCAGGAACATAGGAATGCGCCTGGCTAAATGTGTAAGACCGGGATGCAATAACGTAGTAGCAATAAGAGCAGGGGGAGTTGCTAAGATGTGCGGGAAGTGTAGAAAGGAATTTGAAGAGAGGATGAAAGCGACGATGAAATTGAATGCGAGCAATAAACTATACGGTGGTGGTCGTTGATGATGCAATATCCAGTTTTATTCGCCGAGTATCCTCGCTCATCGCGGCTTTCACTTAATCAACCAGTCATCACAGAACTGAGAGCTGAAATATGGTGAGCAGTCCCCTTCCATCACATTGGAGCTCTGCTCCTCAGACCACCTCGTCGTGATAGTCGAAGAAAATTTCCCACAGTAGTCTTGCTTCTTCAGTATCTAACAGATCAAGTTGATATGCTGTTGAATAATAGGGGGCTTTTACTGCACCATACACAAGTCTACTTCCTACAGCACCAGCGCACGCCAATACTAAACTATCAACTGTTATTGTGAAGCCAGTGAAGTTGGTGTAAGTACCATAGAATTGAACGAATCGACCAGTAGGGGTAATTCCTTCATCGGTGGATATGATCGGTGCTGTATATTTTTCTGATGTCAAGTCGCCGTCGTAGTCACCAGGCACGTATCCATCTCCCGCAGATATTAGAGTTGGCGGGGGTGGGCCGGTACTATGGATACCGGTCATTATTCGATAAAGCAAGTCTCGCTGGATTTGATTGAACACTATCTCGTGAGTTTTATCACCTATTTCTATAGTGAGTTTGCCGTGAACCTTTATTTTTTCTTCCATTTTCATTCCTCCTATGCGTGATAGTCCATAATTATTTTCCAGTATACATCGAGCTGCTGTCCATTTGCTATGGTCACTGGATTTGCACTAACTTCCATTACTGCACAAACATCCCTACTCCCTGGATCTGCGTCTTGGAAGACCATTGCCATTGTAGAGAGAAGTATATCTCCCCCCGTTGCATTTGTCCAGAAGAAACGGTATTTTATATAATAACCATATGTAGTGTCTCCTTTCGCTGTCGTGAACGCAGTTATCCTCTGATTCTCTGTATCAACATCCTTATCCCATCGAGTCTCACCACTCCATCCTTCTCCGATACTAAGAGCTTTAATTGTTGTTAGTGCGGGTGTCTGTGTTCTTAGAGAATTGATAATGGTAGAGAAGAGATCATCATGGAGTTGGTTTTCCTTTACCAGCACGATCTTCTTGTCTATTCTTATTTCTACTATTCCTTTCATTATGTTACACTCCTTAAGTTATTGTATATGTTACTTCATCATAGCAAGTTATTGCAGTATCTTCTGAATCTCCTACGAACCCCACATCATCACACACCAGTCCAAGTACCTTGAATTTATTGTGCCAGTTTGTTTGGAAGAGGGAGCTAGAACGATCTGGTAGTCTCGGTGCCCCGACACTTGCTGTAAGATCTGTTTTCATGCGTACAAAGGGAGTAACATGACCATAAGCACCAGAGTCCTGATAGTTGTCGAACACCGCAACGGCGGTCGCTGCAGGGTATGAAGCCCATACTATGTTTTTGTATGCGTGTTTAGTATCTGGGCGCATTCCTCCTATTTTGCCTGTAACGAATATAGATGCATATTCTCGTGGAGGTGCGTGATATATGGTGTGGTCAGGAAAAACCCCAGGTTTTGCCCAATTGAACACTTTAAAATCTGGTCCAAACATATTGCGCTCTATACCGGTAGCGCTCCACTGGGCGGCCATTGAATCGTGAGTGCCAGTTTCTTCTGCCGCTCCTACGTGTGATGCGATATACCCTATCAAGGATTGTGTTTTATGGGCATTAATGTTTTTGTATAGATTTAGGAAGCTTATATTCATATATTCAAATTCGGCTATCTCTGTTTGTATATTTATAATAGACTCCCAGTTGTCTATCGTTTGCCACTTGGGGATTTTAGAGGTTAGATTGTTTGCGTAGTCATAGCAGAAATTGTCTTCGAAGTATGCATAGTATGCTAGCCCGACATCCTTTAGTATTTGCAGACTCAAGTGTGATAACATTTTATCATATATAGGAGTTAGGTCTTTTCTGAAGTATATTCGAGTTATGAGTTGGTACCCAAAATATACATCAACGTGATATGTGTGTTTTACGAACATTACACATGGTTCTTGTACAAATGTATCACTGTCAAAGTCGGCTGATGACACTGTTGCTATTATATATGGAGCTACTAGTGTTGGAGACGATGCACCTTCTTTCCAGTTTATATAGATATACCACTTGTCAAAAATATGTTCTAACCATATCTGATACAACCCAGAAGAATGAGACATGTTGAAATATATAGATGGATTTGAACCAGATATATGAAAAGATGCGCGTATTAGCCAGGCACCGTGTGCTTTTTCGTCTATCGTTCTCATGTATAGATTGCTGGCTCGAAACAGCTTCCCGAATCTTCTTGTGAGTGGAGTAGGTCCTTTATCAGTAGCCCATATATCTGGATTAAGATATGGGGATGGACCATCGAATTTGTCTTCATACAGAGGGTCTCTCATTGTCATAGTTTCACCCCTATAAGAGCGTTACGTCTATATCTGCTAGCTGGCACGTTGCTTTATTCCCGGAAGCTATTACGATATCTATCACACCGGCAGGAGGAGATACTGTGTCTATTTTAACGGCATTTATTTTAATGATATGCCCTGCAGACCAAGCAGCACCTATTACGGATTCATAATCTACATCATCTCCGGGAGCTAGACCCATTATGTAATCTACTATGCTCTGTTTTAGGGTTCCTTCGTATCCATCATATCCGTCCTCAAATTCTACGTCCAAACTTACGTAGATAGGGACTGTAGTAACTCCTGCCCATGTAATGCTGATCCCCACGGGTCGCCAGTTACTAACTATGTCATCAATATCTTGATTTGGGGGTGTCTTGTCGTATATATATAGAGCTGCTGAATGCGTTCCTGTATTTTCAACAACTTCCACTGCAGATATTCCTTCGAGTTCCAACAATGCTCCGCGAATTCCCTCGACCGTGCCATACCGGTTCTTGAACGTCTGTTGCAACCTCACTCTGAGAACGGCATCTGTTTCAGCTTCCTGCCCGTTGTTAAATGATACTGCATTAGTGACTGTAGATACACCCACTATCGGATTCACTATGTTTACAATTTCTCCAGAACCGACATTTCCACTTGGTCCTGCAAATACTGCGCGAACTTCAACGAACATGCTTCCTGTTACAACATATGTTACTGCACGAGTAGTAAGGTAGAGACGGCCGTCTGATGTTGAGAACAGTGTAGTTGCAGGGATGTATGTTCCAGAGTTAGCCGTTACAGTAAGGTTTCCAGATGCATGCTTTGCAGATATTCTCGATATACCTACCAGTTCAGCTAAGCTCGTAAGCTGTCTTCCTGTTGCTGTTTGTACAAATCCACCGAAATATGAATCCTCGATTACTCCCCACAGCCGTGCTTCTTCGAACGATATAAGTTCGAGAAGAAGTAGCAGTTGACTTCCTTCGTCGAGAAATGTATCTTCGCCGAGTAGTAGCCGAGCGAGCTGTTTCTTTTCTTCGAGAATGGTGGTATATAGTTTTCTTTCGAAACCATACGTCTTTACACCATAGTTCGGTTCTGGCGGTTCAAGTAGTGTTGGTATAGTTGCCATCTTATCACCTTATTGTTTAGCTTAGATCTACTAATACTGTTCCGTTCCATCCGCGGAACCTGTGTTGCGTAGTGTTGAACCAAAAGCGGCCTTCTTCTGCTATTCCCCATCCTACAACCATCATACCTTCCTCTGTATGATCTAATAGTGGGGGTTGAAACCAACGATTTGGGGACATCGACACATTTCCCTTTATGTTGATCACCCCTTCTTCAGGAAATTCTACCCCTTCTACTCGCTCGAAGAAGCCACACAATACAACAGCCCCTCTAGGTGCGTATGTGGGATTTTGGAGGGTGTATGTCTCCTTCCTCTCGATCATAGTACGAATGTCATATTGTGACATCAGGATGAGAACCTGATCGTCAACTTTCGGGCGAGAGAGAATATATGTATCCCCGTATTTAATCGTCATTACGGGCACGTGACCAAGAGGAAGCATTGTAGTATCTTTGGCCTTTACATCTACTGAGAGATCATCATATACTTTCGTAATTATACCAGGAATGCATATGCGGTTTTTGGCTAGCTGGTGTGCAATGCGTTCTTCTATTTCTTTTACAAAGCTCATATTGTACCTCCTGCCCTTATAAAGTCTTCTCTGAGTCCGTAATAGTATGAATAGTCTACTACTCGGCCAATAGTAGCACCAACATCTGCGAAGAAAGTTGAGTCATCACACATATAGTTTACGGATTTAATCTGATAAAGTCTTCCCTCCTCTATTCTAAATGCTACATGGGGGCGTAGTTGTGGATAGAATCTGAACTTAAACTGATGGGTTGAGCCAGCATAATCTGATTCATTATCTATAGGATGCGCTACATAGAATTGCTTTCCTTTTCTCACCATGAACGGTACCACTCCAGCATTCCAGTCGGGAGAGACAAAGAATATTCTGTTATCACTCGTAAATATTTTCCATTGTGTCTCTTGAGCGAGTCTGCCTAGGTGGGTATATAGTGTGTCGTTTACATCAAAGTCTATTTCCTCTGTCAATGCCTGATGTGGATAGTATGGCATATAGAAGACAGTAGAAATTTCTTCAAGGTATGTGCTACGCAATTTGCTGAGACTGTTCATTTGAAGAATTTCTACCATATTTGAGAACCCCCACCCCGCAAGTATACTAGTAAATCCTTTTATGCTTCCAATGCGCCCCCACCCGGTCCATGATTTACCGAAGTAGTTGGCAAATACATTAGATGTAAGAACAAGCCACACATCGCGGATAAGAGTTCCTTTTGGAAACTTCCCTCCAACTTTCTGGCTGAGGAGCTTATATGCATTATTGATACATTGTAGTGTAATGATGCGCTCTCCATCCTGGTATTCTTCATGCATGAATTTAACAGATCCCGAAAATATCCTTCCATATGCCGGATCAATATACATTCTCGACCTTATATAGAATGCTCTAACGGTTATAATATCACCCTTCCTGATTGGTTTATTGAATCCGTGTAGTTTGATAGTTGCAGTATCTGGCTCGAGTGTATCATCTAGATTTACACTGAAGTGTATATTGAAACCACGGCCGTTAGGTCTAGTCGCACTCTTGAGGATATAGTTGTCTCCTCCTGATGTGAATACGCGCAATTCCACATACTTAAACGGTATATCGTATTTTGGCTGTATTGCGCCTGGATTATTCGCGTATAGGGTCAAATATTGGATCCTCCGGGTCTATAAATTCTGTTAGATCATATAGATTCTGTATAATTGCAATGACTATTGATTTTTCTGTATAATCCACAATAGCAAGTGCAAATAGGAATTGCTGATAAGAGTTCCTGCATGTGTGAATGCTTGCGGGAGTGAGTCTGGAAGAAAGTACCACTTCAGGACCCTGCATTCTGAAACAATGTATTACATATCCCTCGTTCCACCACATACGAAAATAGAACTTCTCTTTTCCTACTGTAATGTACCGATAGACGGGCAATTCTGAATATTCTATTTCAACAGTTCTCACTCTTCATACTCTCCCGGTATAATATGAGGAACCAGTTCTTCCGCCCACAGTCTCATTTCGGTGAATTGCTCCTCTGTCATGTCGTTAGTATCATATGCGGGAAGTTCGGGTGCTACCCAACCAGTTGCCTGATATGGGTGTGCATAATCTAGCTGCGAGATGACTTGTTGAATATTATAATAATCATCCATTGTCTGTTCTAATTGACGAAGAGATTCGGTAGAAGGCCCAATTGTGACACCATATATCGTCGCTGCCTCGGGTTTTATAGTTACACTCTTTGGTTTTGAATCTAGAGATATCTGCCTGAGTTCACTAGTAATGTTCGTTAATTCATCATCCGTGAGAGCAGCCTCTCCAGACAACTCCTCTATTTTAATCTCTTCGAGTTGGAGCTTTATCATTCTTGTGTATACTGCACCTGGAACTCTCGTTATTTCAAGGTTCTTAATCCCTAAGTTAGAAACATATAATTCAAATGTAACAAGAGTGCATAAGTATAGGTTATCATGTGCTGATTCTAAAGTTTGCAGCAGGCGTCTCATATCTATTTGTCTAATATCTAATATAAAATTAATAGTAATATCTATTGGTTCCATTTCGCTAGAGTCAAATACAACATCCTTTCCTTCTACTTGATACTTACTTAGATCTGCGGATAGAGTGAATTCAAGACCACTAATTGAACGAATGCCCTCATATATCTTATTTCCGATGCCGAGTGTTATAGTAGCTGTATCCAGGAAGGGAGGAGGGGGAGTTTTCTGAACGACATCGTATGCACCTGTATTAGTTGCCTCGTCTAGGTGAGATATCCATTGCTCATATGTAATATTAGTCATGTACCAACCCCCTCAGTTCGTTGTACTCTGTTTGGTTGCATACTAATACCAGAGTGAATTGTTCTTCTGAGTATGAAGACACATATAGCCCAAATAACACCTGTTCATTACTATTACGCGCGGTATGAAATCCTTGGCCAGATATTCGTGTAGATATTACGACCTCTCTACTAATCATCCGCATCATGCTTAGAACATAGCCCTCGTTCCACCACACTCTGATTTTGTAGGATGCCTCGTCTATCTTAAGGTGTTCCATCATTGGCAGGCCTTGACGCTTGATCGTAAACCTTCTCACTTTCATTATATCTACCCTAGTGTTATATGGTCCCACGAGTCTATGTCTTCGCTAGGAGTATTCTCTGTAGTATTTGGATCATCATCATACACAATGGGAAGGCCATATATTTCATATGCATCACTCCAGTTATATTCTATATCGGCGCTCGTCACGCCATATTCTTCCCCGGTATCGAGATTAATATCAGTAATGCGATCAACTACATCTAGGAGAGTATCATCTTCTGTTATTGGGTATTCTTCTAGTTGTTCGTCTACTTTAATCTCCACGAATTTTACATTTACTGTCCTGCTATATATCGAACTTGGTATTCGTGTAACCTTCATTTTTTCTATTGCCATATTATTGAATTTTATATCTGTAGTATTGATAATAGAAACATAAATGCTTTCAGTGGAAATGAGCAAGTCATTGAAGAATCTAATATCTTCTGCTCTCTTAAAGTCGACAATAAAAATTATTTCGAGTATCTGTGGTTCCTTTGCTTTAGCATCAAATACAACTTGTTTATCGACAACCAGATGCTTTGTTAAGTCAACCACCTTCTTATTCTTGTATGTGATTATTGAATTGACCCTACGGTACCAATTGCCATTGAGTTTGATATCTATATCTGATGCTATCATTAGAATCCTCTCTGCTTGTTGAGCTTGAATGATATCTCTCTCATCAATTCTGCGTCTCTACGTTTCATCATTTCTTCAACCTTATCCAAATCTTCTGCACTGCCAACGGTAACGCTACCTATCGACGAGCCAACATTGACAGATGTTGTGCGCTCTACTGGCGGTGTTGGTGATATGTTGCCAATACCCCGAGAAAGTGACGATGATTCATTAACTGGTGGTTCAATAACTGGTGATGTCTCGATAGCCAGTGGATTGATAATTGGTGATTCAATAATTGGTGGTTCAATAATTGGTGGTTCAATAACTGGTGGATTAGTAATTGGTAGATTAGTAATTGGTGGATTAGTAATTGGTAGATTAGTAATTGGTGGTTCAATAACTGGTGGATTAGTAATTGGCGATTCAATAACTGATGGCCCAACAGCTGCTGTAACGTTCTGCGTGAAGTTAGTTGCCATACCTTCCATCTTTTTAAAGCTATCGCCTATCTCACCCACACCATGTTCAACATAATCGGGAATGATTGAATTGCCGAGAAGCGCTCCAACCCCACTAGCCATATCCCAGAAGGTTCCGAGAGTGTCTTCTATTATATCTCTAAGTGACTGAAAGAGTCCAACGAGAAAACTGATTGAAGATACTATTCCGTCGAGTACGGACTTAAAGAATCCCCCTATGAGTGATGCTAGTTTACTAAAGACTTCAACCACCTTGTCTAGATTGGTGATTAGGAGGTATATTATTGCAATCAGACCGGCGATTCCAGCAATTATCCATACCAGTGGGTTTGCATACATCGCAGCATTGAGTGCCCACATTGCAGTAGTGAGAACGCCAGTTGCAGCAGTAGCCACCCACTTAGCAGCTGCCCATGTAATAGTGGCCGCAGTATGCATCCCTATAAGTGCTAGATTTGCCCCCAGTGCAATTGTATTGAACAGTATCTTTGCAGTGAGCATGGCCGTAGTTGCTATTGCGGCTAGTAGTGAGTGTGTCCTAATCCATTCTGCAGCAGCAGATAGCTTTGTTGCAATGGTGTCTTTTATTGTTGCGAGAGTACGACTTATTGTTGCACTAATTGATATTTTGAGAACAAGAATTTGTCCTCGGAGTGCACCCGTCTTCGAAAGAATTGCAGAAGCATGAAGAGCCTCTCCTGTAGTGGCCATGCGAAGAATCTTGGTGTGAAATACCGTTACTGCAGTGCTTATTTTGAGGGCGATTGTATTGAGCTTGAGGGTGATTGTCTGTCCTATTGTGGCGAGTTTGTGTTTGATTTTTGCTCCAGTACTTTCGTGTATAATGACCGCTTCTGTCATTACTGCGCCACTTGTTATATTGTATTGAGCTGCTTCAGCAGAAAGGAGAGTAACATGAGAGGCGATGGTTTTATTATCGGCCTCTACTACCCTGCTCTTGAGGAAAACATCTCTAGCAAGTCCCCTTGACGCACCAGAGATATTCTTTATGCTTAACCACCAGAGACCCATTATACCAATATTCTTCATCTCTTTTTTGTCAAGAGCAGCGATCGCGGCATTAAGCATAAATATAGTACCAGCCCACTTGAACATAGCGCCTAATATTGTAAGGATTACTCCAGTTGCTAGTACAAGAAGTGCTATGATTGCCTTTATTGGGCCAGGGAGGGTTGATAACCAATCTGCAAGACTTCGTACTATCTGGTTGAATGTCGTGAAGACAGGGATAACCCCTTCTGCTAGACTAGCCCAGAGAGCATCCATACTAGATTTGAGGAGTAATTGTGTTCCCGCAAGGGTTTCTAGTCGAGCTGCGGTTATTGCAGAAAGCTCTTTTGATTCTTCTAGTGCAGTATTCCATCGAGACTGATTATCGGCCAGCGCAAATACTGCATCATTGATTGTATTGGCTTCCTCCACCGTATACCCCATCTCATTAACTAGCCACTGAAGACCAGACGCACTATCCTCTATATTACTTCTATATCTCTTAAGCACTGTAATTGAATCTTCTCTGGTCTTTGTAGATATGGCTTCTCTGGCCGCACTAATCTGCAACATGGCCTCATTCTGGCGTAGTGCGTCTCCCCCTTCCTGCATCATCGCAAGCCATAGCGTGCTCCCACGAACAGTCGTGAGTTGCTGTAGAATCCATAGTTTCTCTGTTTGGGTAAGATCTCCGAGCTTTTCGCTGAATTCATCAACGAGATCAGGGAGGGGCTTTAGGTTTCCTTGTGCGTCAGAAAGTTCGAGATTGTACTTTCGCATTGCTTCACTAAGTGAGAGCGTATTTTCATTCATAGCTTCCACTCGACCAGATAGTTTGAGTAGGGACATACGCAATCCACGACCAGCTATTCCAGCCTTAACCATGTTATCTGCACCAATCATCAATGCAGATAGTACAGATTCGACAGTATATCCTACTTCTTGCGCAACTACACCAACGAACTTTAGTGCTTCGGCCAGCTCCCCTGCAGTTGCGGCACTACTTGAGGCAGCCGCCGCAAGCATACTAACCACTTCTGTCATTCCCGCAGCAGCATCAGCTGCAGTTTGTGCTTCAAATCCAAATGAACGAAAAACACCAGCAGCCAATTCTGCTGCCGCTGCAGCATCAACCTCTGCGATTGTTGCTAATTTAAGAACTGCTTCGACTGAACCCATAGTCTCTGCAGTGTCGAAACCCGCCATTGCAAGCCTACGCATTGCATCAACAGCGTCTTGAGCTGTACGCTCGGTCTCACGACCAAGCCTTATTGCTGTTTCCATGACTTCTTTCATGGATTCATCTACATTGCCGAGCATAGTTCCTACAACAACGGAACCAAACTCAATTTGTGCGTATGTATCTCTCATCGTATCAGAAAGGTTTGTCAATCGCTTTCCCATACGAGACATCATCCCGCCAGCGGCGAGCATTCCAAAAGAAAGAAATAGAAAAGTGTTGCGGAGGCTGTCTCCTGTATTCCTCACTTGGTTGAGATTTTTGTCCACAGCCATAGCACCAGCTACTACTGCTGATTCACCATGTGTTGTGAAACTTGTTACTACATTTCCAAGGGGAATATCAATCGGCATCGTTTTCACCTACTTATTTAAAGTGATACTGGCAGAGTTTCTTGCCGCTTTTGGACCGGCTACTCTTGCCTCCTCCGTTCTTGTGAGCTTCGTCGATTAGCTCAAGATACGCTTGACACTCCATCAGGTCAGAGATTTTCCATTTCTTCACCTGCGATGGTGGGATCTTCCACTCATACGCTACTCGGTAAAGGGCTGGATATCCTCTGACCTTGTTGCGAAGTTTTTTATTGCATCACCACCGAGACCACAGGCAGCTTCAGTTTCCTGAATTAGCTGGGTCAGGACAGTTGCCTTCAATCTGCCAACATCGAGTTCTTTCGGTTTTAAGATGGCTCTCTTGAAGAGCGATTTTGCGTACTTGACCTTGTCAACGCTTCCATCCGGAAGTGTACAACCAGACACTAGGTTCAGTAGGTCTTCACCACTGAGTTCCCGAAATTCGAAGTTCACTCCGAAGAGTTCTTTTTCGACTGTCTCGTCTCTGACATACAATTCTTCAAGGCTCGCACTTTCGATCGGGTTTTCCTCACTCATGCGGTTTACCTCCTTATATGGGCTGTCTCTCGTAGCCATAGCCTATGAATTTCCATTCATACTGGTTTGACTCTTTGGATGACTCGTGCTCAGGCCAGCCGACAATCAGACAGTAGTTGATTATCTGTGACTTGAAGCCAAACGCTTCGACAAATTCGTAATCAACGATAATTTCGAACGTGAATGGCTGCTGCGTGCCAGCGTCTTGTACCTTCTTTAGCAAGGTCAACATTTCATTTGATGGGCTTGTACTTTGCAGATTAACCGTTGCTTCAGCGCCGGTACTGGGGTCTACATTGAAACCGTTTTCCCCGAAGAGACCAGTGATTAGGGTGGTTTCACCCGATGGAGTGATTCCATATCCATCTTCACCGATGCCTTCGATTATTACGCCGTTTATTTTAAGCGTGGCCTTTCTTATATCGTATACAGCTGGTTCAGGCATTATTTACACCACCTATATCTGTATGTTGAGGTTTATCACTATCGTCTGAATTGCGCCAGACAATTGCACCATTACATACACGTCATTGAGCGTCCTACTCGCTATATCTGCCGATGATACATCAACAAATTTGGGGACCTGTACTGCGTATCCTTTGGTAATTACGCCAGCAATTGTGGTTGGTTGCCGTATTGCACCAGACGCAACTGCGGTTTCACACACATTCTGTAGTGCGGTTTTTACGGTATCAATTCCGCGTTGTTCGTATGGTATTTTAGCACCCGTCATCAGGTCGCCAAGACGATCCTTGAATCCCTCTTCCAGGTAGTACTGTGTTCTCGCAACATCGATGAATTTATACAAGCTCGATACACTTGTAGTAAGTCCGTCAGACATACGAATTAGGTCTCTCGTAAAGAGAACATTTACGTCGCCAGCTTCAAGTGTGCCTATCTCTGACTTGCGATATTCGGTACTCTGCGTTATGCTAACTGCCTTCCACATGAGCTTATCCCAGGGGAGGGTAGTTGCTATTACTCCAGCCACAGAACCTGCTATTTCGTCGTCGGAATTGTGTGCAACGACTACTACGTTCCGAGATGGGAACAGCGCGGCAGCAGTAATACAGTCGGCAACTACAGCAGCTTTACCACAGGGTAGAGCTGTCACAAGATGCTGTGCGTCACAGAGATCGACAAGGCCACCAAAGTCACCTATTTTGGTATCATCTGTAACGTTCGCGTCGGATATGATGACAATATTTGCAGTACTGTCTTCAACCCAACCCTCAGCATCTCCATCTGTGTCCCAGTTAACATAGTCAATGCTGACATCGCTTGCAACAGCACCATTTATATATATATCTCCAGTCAGCAAGTTTACCATCGCTTTGTTTGCGCCCGGGTCTGTCGGAACGCCATCAGTATACTCGATGGTAAACGCAGCTATAGAGATATCGTGGATATTGTCTTCTGAGAGCGCCTGAACGCTTCCAGCAGCCACAGCAATGTCGGTTTTGTTTAACGGGGTCACATACACGGCATATACTTCAACTGCTCCCTGTACGAAAGCAGCTTCTATTCCCTTGTACACATCACTCGCACTGCCAAACAAAGCAGCAGCTTCTGTAACGGTAGAGACTTGATACACCGTGTTGGTAGTTGCGGTTCCTGTAGATGAGAAACCCATGACTAATATGGCACCATAGGTACGTCTCTCGCTAGGTCGCGCTGATATAGTTGTGTCCACTATTATTGGATCTACGGGCATTTATATCACCTATTCTTACTTGTTGTCTTTTTCAGAAGACTCTTCAACTTTGGGGCAGTTGTGTTTACTGAGGTCGTAGTATTTCTTCCCACATGTTGGGCACTCCGCTCTCTTTTTGCCTGAAGATTTCTTCTTACTTTCGGGAGCTTCTTCTTTTGGGGGCTCTTCTACAGGAGTTTCTTCCTCTTTAGGAGTTTCTTCCTCTGCAGGAGCCAGTTTCTCGGGTGCTTCCTTCTTAGTAACTTCCTTCTTAGTAACTTCCTTCTTAGGAAATTCCTTCTTAGGAAATTCCTTCTTGGGCCTTTCAGCCTTTATTTCCGCGAGCTTAATTAAGCCTATTTCGGCAGCTTTCTTGATTTCTGGGAGATCTGCCTCGACAATTGCAGTATCACCTCTCTGCAAGATTTTGCCTACGGAAAACAGCTGAACGGTTGTTTTTGCAGTTGCTTCCTTTTTAGTCATCTATTTCCACCTCGTAGTTTACATCTGTTAGCTGTTCAGTAGTTATCTTTTCAGTGATAACATTATGAACTACGAATGCAATAATTCTCTTCCTGGAGATATTCTGACCAGGCATGAGATTATCAAGATCTACTATGTCACTCACATCATTACAGGACATATCAGTACGTGATACATGGCGCTTAAGCCACTTCCATATGAGATTAGCCATCATATCCGTTACACGAGTTGCTGCTAATGTTCTCCCCACAACACTAACCATCGGTGAGACTACATCAATTATTAGACGCGATTTTGATTCAGCACCATACCCTATTGTAACAGTATCATCAGAGTTTTCGTCCGTCCACCTGCGTTCGTCGAGTGGATTCTTTGCATCATCTTGAGTACTATATCTGAGTAATATCACAGGATATGTTATTTCCTCATCGTTATTGTGTTCAAGCTCCCACTGGTTTGCGTATCTCTTCCGGAAGGAAATATTCTTCCCAGTATGCGTAATTACCATATATAGCTGTGTACACATCATCCTACCAGTATCAGGAGTTTGTAATTGCACGAGAAGTTTGATTTTAGCAATATCGTTCCAGTTCCAATCATATGCCGTATGAGGATTAGCAGTCCATGATTTTGTATATGTTATCCACTCACCCGTTGGAACGAAATATCCCATTGTATACTCACTTCCATCAATATCAATACCAAAATTAGCATGAGCACCTGCAGAATGTTGATCCTTTCTCACACGACAGTATACAGTAACCTTCGTAATATCTCCACTACCAAAGCCACTACCAATAGTGTATATATCTTTGCTAAAATCACCAACAACACCCGGAGGATAAATATAAGTATCTCCCTCATCTGGGAAATCATCATCAACACAACTATAATTGGAAGACGAACCATGGGGATGATTTTCAATAGCATCATCACCAGTGGGATATACAGCATTCTCTGTTAGATATTCTGCTGTACTCGGCATGTTCTGATATATGAACTTCTTTTGAGAATCACTCAGCATGTATTTTCACCACTTCACACAGCAATATATCACCATAATCGTGAACGCTTGTAACTTTATATTTTGAACCATTGCGCACAGTAGTCACTCGAATAAATACTTCATACAATAACACTTCAACCTGTAATGGATGAACAATTTCATATACAACACTAATATTATCAATATCTTTGAATGTCCACACATCAGGAGCAATGGGATCTAGTGTAACATCTACAAACTTAAATTCAGGGACGACATTTGGTGATACCGGAGTAAAGTCGTATGAGTTTCCTGGTTGTAAACCAATAAGCAGTGTCAGAGAAGCATTTGCCTTCGCTCCCGCAACAACATGCTTTGCACCTATCTCAACCTTGGTAATCGTTTCATCAACATTAAAAGTATCTGGTGTTAGTATTTTTAACCAGAAGTTTCCAGGTGCGTCAGGAGACAGTATACTCGCTGTAGTATATTCATCTCCATCACAGGCCATTTCAGGATGACTCCATGCAGAAGTTCCCCCTTCATCATAGTTGCCATTAATGAAAGATACCATTTCACGTGATTCGGAATAATCGAGAGGGTATATTATGTCGTCTTTCTTTACCTGACATTTGGTATATAGCCACTCGGTATCACTGTCAACACCACCTTCAGGTTGGGGAGCAGTTACTTTACTCGGGATCACAAAGATACCAGTGATGATTTCTTCGTCGCTCGAGACACGATCCATATAGCCATCGGCGTTCTCGTATGTTTCTCTCACACGAATAAATTGTTTGTGCATCCCGGAGAGCCCTTCAAATACTCCACGGAAACCAGGTATGAGTTCTTGCGGAGCTGAGTTAACAACTTGAACGTTATAATCATCAATCTGCACGAATTCGATTGGATCGGATGATGTAATCTTGAATCTGAACGTATACACATTATTACATGGAGGGGTGTAAAATGGTCTGCTCCCATGGACAAGTACAACATCAAATACATTATACCCGAGCGCAAAGTCTTGTACCGATGAAAATAGTGTGCCAAGCTCATTTTTCATCTTATCGAATACTATTATCTCCAGAAGACAATTGTTCCTTACTGTTTCAACATCCAATTTAAATCTCCCAGTAACATAGATAGAACCTTCAGTAAATATCCTTGTCGTATCAAGGGCAGTGTTATCTGTGTGGAAGTATGCCTCTGTCATCTTATCACGTTAGGAAGTAAGTGATGGCGAAACCAGCAGCAACTATTAATATTGCAATGGCCTTCCAGAGTCTGGGATGGTTGCGCATAAACTTATTGAGCATCTTTTCCGCTTCTTCGGTAGCATCATCAACTATTTTGTTCGATATCTCACTTGCACCTTCTATAATATCCTCTTTTGTATTATCTATTATATCTCCCACTATGTCTGTCATAATATCTTCCTCCTTAATAGAACTTTACTCTTGCATATGTTGCACTGTGTATAATTGGAAATGTTCCTTTGAGCTCTTTCTTCATGGGCTCTATCACCGGTCGCGCTGGAATTATCAGGCTCCTAGTGCTCCCAGATAATGGCAACCCGTGAGCAGCCAGCCATATACGAGACTTGTATGTAACATTAACGACTGCACCAAATTCAAATATGGCCGCGATAGGATTGTTAGAAGCAATTACCCAAGTATCCATAATTTTCGTTGCATGATAAGAGTCTTTTAGGTGTCCTTTATTAACACCAACACGACTATGCCCCTTTTGCTCTATGGTAAATGGATGATTCTTGGGCCAAGAACCATTGGGCCCTCGAGTATCAAAATAACCACGACAAATTTCAGCACCCTTATGAGCTACTGCCTCGCCCAATTGACCTTGGTAGTCAAAAAACGACTTAATGAATGCAGCTGCATTGCTCATTACGGTGACTCTTACGTCGGGCATGATACCACCAGTTTTTGGTGTTTATTAGCAACCCCTATTTACAAGACAACAATTACCACATTCGCTCTCTTCATAGGGATCAGTAGGTCTTTCGTCGAACATGGGGGTTGAATCCGTGAAAAGTGCTGTATCCAGTGCTCCTGGACAACATTCTGAAAGTATTTCATCGACCTCCTGTTTTAGGAGAGATAGAACATGCTCCCAGTCCCTGCGCACATCTACTTGTCCGACCTTGATGTGATTGTATATAAATGCAAAGTTAAGAGAGTTGTAGGCGGTAAGTGCTCTGACAAAACGATCAAAATGAGAAACCGGTATTCCGATAGTTGAAGCTGTTTGTTCGGCATCCAATATGCTTTGAGCTATTTTTGTAGATGCAAGTTGAGCTTCACTTATCTCATTGAGGTGTGTTCGTACGTCAGAGACACTTACCGCCATATTCATTCACCGCTTAACTGCTCTACGGCAGAATTCCGGTTATTCTACGTCCAGCGTCGTCATTTATCTTGACCACATCGAGGAACTTCGCAACAGCAAAACCCTGCATGAAGCTTCCTTCTCCATGATAGTCTTCCTTGGCTGCGGGCCCGTCCGCCAACAGTATACAGTGCATACTATCGACAACATAAGCTTCCTTAGCAGTTATGGTCGAAGAATATAAGACCTGCAGTCCAGCTATTGATGGTATCTTCCCAGACACCAAGGCACCTCTTTCGAAAGTGTTCTTGATATTCGGATTTGATACCATTGCAGCATATGCAGAACCCGACATTGCTATCTTGTCTGCGTCATAACCATTATCGATGATAGCGGTTATGGCAGCCATGATATCAACCATGGGATCGTTTGATGACGTTTTCCAATCGCTACCAGCAATGGCAACGAGAGTAACAAGTACATCACGTATATCCTCATCTTCCATTCGTGCAATGGTCTTCGCAGATTCATCCGCCTGGATGCGTATTAGATCCCACCTGGACTTCTGTGTGGTCTCAAATGCCAGTGCAAAGTTGACACAATTTTTGTAGCAGTCTACAGGAATTTCTCCCCAGGTAGAACTGTCCAGCTTGACCTTTTCCATAGGTTTTACTTTCTTCTGTCCAGTAAATTTGGTGGCAGTTGGCACTTTTGCCTCGAGTTCATCCAACTGGAAAACCTTACACAACGCTCTGAGAACGTACATAGGTCTTGCAAGACCTACAATTTCCTCCACGATGACTTCGGGTTTCATTATATCCGACAAATCTGTTGGTTCTAGAATTTTTCCCATTCATTTCACACTCCTTAGAACCTCGTCTGTATTTCCACTACGGTATCTGCAAGCAGAGCTGGTTCAGTGCAAAGACCAACGATGGCATTTATACCTCCCCACGCAATTACAGCACCAGTGGCACCTGCTTCTACAGCCTGGCCACCTGCAATTGCAGCGCCAGCTGTCTTTTTCACCACAACGGTACCTATCAACAGAACACGCATAGTCCTGTCAGTATCCGCAATGACTACTGCATCCAAGGCAACTGCGAGCTGACCAGCAACATCTGCTGCAGCCGCAACCTGCCATCCATCTGTGTCGTACTTGACCACATCACCAATTGCGACATCCACACCCACTTTCGCATCAGCGGGTGTCAGTATAAGCATTGGCGCCTGACCAGCCACGACTATATCTCCAAGAGCCATTTATCTCACTCCGGTTTGTCGTCTTTATCTTTTGGGGCCCCTCTATGTCCGAACACTAACTCGCGAAAGTCCTCACGGGCTTTATCTTCGTCAGTTTCGTCAACAGGCGGTACTCCAGACAGCTCAACCGGATCTCCTTCCGTCTCGGGCAAGAGGTGGTCGGCGTCTTCTTCAAGAACTGCGAGTGTCTCATCACTGAGTGCTCCAAGTCGCACAATCTCTTTGTCGAGATCTTCACGACCAACAATTCCTGCTTCTATGCGCTTTTCGGCAAGTGCAGAGAGTTGCTCCTGCCTACTAGCTTCCTGAGCTTCCTTTTGCAATTTCTGCAACTCAGAAAGTTCTTTCTGGGTGCTCTCAAGTTCCTTGCGAAGTATTCCAAGCTCATCAACTTTAACTGCAAGTGCAGCTTCGAGCTCAGTTACTTTCGCGTTGGCGGCTGAGAGTTCCTCAGATATATTTTCTGTGGCCGCTGGCTCCTTGGTAGGGGTCTCTTTCTGAGGTGGTACCTCAGTCGGAGCATCCTCTGGGGCCGGCGCACCTTCGGGGTTGTCTGCCATTTTAGACTCCTCCTTGAAGCCTGGCGGAACGAACTCGATATAATCAAAGTTTGCTCCTGGTATTACAAAAGGCTTCTCTGAATCTGGAGATGGATATAGGTTCGGAGGGAAATCAACGGTGTCAACAGTAGTGGTCCCCTCTGTAAATGATTCAGCCTGGAAGCCCTTTGGTACTAGGATAACTTGTGCGAGTTCACATCCACTAACCTTTAGGGGTTTTTCGTTCTTAGTCATACTAACAATATTACTATGACGAACACCGTATTTAACCTGTGTGGGGAGGGCAGTAATTACATTTTCCGATAAACCTTGACTTGCACTAGCAGGTTCAAATAAGATAGGAGAGAAATCGTGATCACGAAGCCACTTTTTTGCCTCAGAAACCGTAAATTTATTTTTGTCGAACCTAATAGCTTGTATTTCAGCCTTACCATCTATAATCCCCCATATAACATCTATACCAGAACCAAAATGGTCGTTCTCTCTGCGAATAGAATCATACTTATCCGGATCGTTTATTCTTGCTGCGTGTTCATTCGGGTAGGGCATTTTATCACACTCCTCTAAAATATAATCTTCCATCCAAGAGTGTCTTCGACACTCTTACATTATTGACGCCTGCGCGTTCCGCGACTTACCTGGGATCGTGATATTATTTCTTGATGTCTGTCACACAACCACCCAATATCGCTACTGCGGGCATATCACACCGATAGCCGAAGACTCTTCCTTGTTGGTCCTTTCGTCCATTAAGTCGCAAAGTTCGAGTATTCCTTCTGTTGTAGTGTTGCGGCCATCTTCATATATGAGCATTGCATACTTGAACCATTTATCATCTAGGAATGGTTCTATGAGGAGGCAATTTTGTATTCCTTGGACACGAAGAGCTTTTGTTATATTTGTGAAGTTTACTCCGAGAGATTGATATCTGTGAAGTTCCGGCTTTGATATACTATATATTTCAACTACCGGCACTATCCGGAGTTTCTTGTTATTGCCCGTGCGCTTTTGGAGGAGACACCTATATCTCACAATATCACCATTATGTTGCTTGTACTTGATCGACCGTACACACAAGACACGCTGGATTGTCTACCAAATTCGTGCGGGTCCAATGTAGTATTTCTTCGATTATTTCGCGGACCGGATCGGCGATGACATCTACTTCCACCGAGAATCCTCCGCCATCTTCATAGTCCCCAGAGATGACATCAACTACCTTTTGTTTGTCGGTTATTATCCAGCTTGACCATATGGTGCCATCTTCCAGGAGCTCTAGTTGTTCGGGATAACCATCAATAGTATTTTGCGGTAACTCGTGTGACCCCACAGCGAGGGGGAATTTGTTCTGGTTTAGGCGAGGATAGTCTCTTGTTATGACGTCGCGACTAAAGAAGAAAGTGCCACCCTGTCCGTGCCATACTCCTTCTGACAGGATTGCACCTGTTACGCGAAGGGTGCCATCGGGGAGGTGATCATATGATAGCTTGTTGGTCGATGAGGATGGCACACTAATTGATAGTTTTGTGCTCACTATTTTTTTAACATTCCACACATTAGCATTAGGATTTTTATCGAAAGAATACACTCCATTAAGACTTTCTCCTTTGAATTCTACCTTCATGTGGCCATTGGTTCCTTTGAGAATGGTTGCAATGCCTTCATCAACCAATCTTACGTAGGCCGGGTTCCTCGTAGGGTTGCCCGCTGACTTGGGCGGGACTTCCTGTTCGCCACCCCTCCCCATGTTAACCCAGAGATGATTATATGGTGCTCTGCGCAGCGCAATAGTTTCTGACTCAATTGGGTTGTGTTCAAGTACGTACATCCTGCCGGCCAGGGTGAGATCCCAGTGTTCTACAGAAGTTTGATTTAGGTGGAAAGGGTCTTCCCATCTGTGATGTTGGAGTGTAAAGTGTTTGTTTTGAACCGCTTTCTCATGAGGGAAGTCTGTCAATTCAAATCTCTTGTATGTTGCGCCGATCGTAAGGAGGTGTCCTTCGTCGTTTCTGACTATATACCTATTCCCATTGTCACACATTCCAATGTAGTGGTTGTCGCGGGATTCTAATATTGTTATGTCGCTCATCTTGTAAAGCAACGATAGTTCCTTCCTAGCGTCGAGTGCGCGTTCTCCTTCCATGTTCCAATAGGCCAGAGAATCTGGTATCCGAGATTTTAGCCAGAGAGGAAGTGCACTAATACCGCCCTGAGGGAGCCAGCTCTTTGTAATCGCGGATTCGGTCAGTACGTATGGTGTTTGGTCTTCAGGGACCCACGTGAGCCAGAAGCCAGTCCCCTTAGAGTCGCGCTCCTTCGGGATAAATTTAAATATCACCCTGGTGGAATCGTCGAGGAAGTATTCAAAGAAGTCGGGCTTGTGTGCTCCGAGAGAAAGCTGTCCTTTGTGCTTTAGGGAAGTGAGGCCAGATGATTCGCGGGAGTCTTCTTTGTCCCACAGAACGCAACTCACACGCTCTTCTGTAAGTGGCCAGCCGAACGTAGAGTTTGAGACCATCTTTTCGAAGAGTTCTTGCTCGGAAGGAATTGCCTTATTTGTTTCTGTATTGGCATCGATCTTAAATCCTTCGTCTATGTGGGGGATTATGAAGTCTAGATGAAGAGAGTCAGAGTTGTGGTGTGCCATTATGAGGAAGTCATATGGTTTTTCCCTCGGGGGTTCGGTGAACGAGAGCTCTACACGATACACGAGATCTTCGGGGACCATCGATAGTGCATCTTCTACGGCTTTTAGAGCGCCGTCTTCGTATTCATAGTATGTTATTGAGAGAACTATTGGGTCTGGAGGTATTGACAATTCCATCACTTCTACTGTTGCGTCGAGGCTACTATGATCGCGATGTGGGATTTTCCTAAAGTGCATCTGCTTGAATATTTTATTATGGATCTCTATTATTTTTTCTTCGGAGATGGATGTTTCTCCTCTATACATCCTCCCCCATGCTTGATGAGCTAAGAAGTGAAATAATAGGAGCTCTCTGTTGTTGAGACTTTCTATATCTATATCGTCTGTAATACTCTTCATCTTTCTCACTCCTCCAGATAGCCGTTCTTTAGTATTAGGGCCGCCTTTTCTGCATCCTTGTCTTTATATATGAGGAAGCCAATCATACGACCAAGTCTGGCGTTTATTTTATTTGTGATTTTGGTCTGTTTGACGAATTCATCATCGATGTGGTCTTTGAGAATGTCAATTCGTGTATCTATTTCTTTTTCAACCTTGGTGATTCTAGTATGTGTAGAGTTAACCTTGTTATTCAGGGTATCCTTACACGACTTAATATCTAATTCTGCTGTTTCTAGACGGCGTTGTAGGGATTTTAAGTATATTATTAGTATGCATCCTGCCGTTCCGCCACCTCCAGCACTCGCGCTCAACATAGTTAATAGATCGCTCATATGGGTATCTCCAGTATTAGTTCATCAACAGAACCTTCAGCGAGTGTAACCGTGATTTTAATACTTATGGATGTATCCCCCACTGTTATTGTATTTATGGTGTATGATGAAATGTAGCTGATTGCTCTGAGCATTTCTGTGAGGGCACCTGTAACTGTGCGCTGAGTTGGTATGCTCATAACAATAGGCCAATTCACCCCTTGATCTGGATGAAACGGATACTCTGTCTTCGCTGTCTTGAGGAGCCACGTTAGAGACTGTGAAGGCCAATTGATTGTGAAGTTAACGTCGTTTGTTGTGAGGGCGATATCTCCATTGGAGTCCACTTCAAGGTCGCGAATTGAGCCGAACTGGTTCTCTGATTGAAGTTTTCTGACTTCTACTACTTCCGGGATGTATTCTTCGTCCATAAAGAGGGAAAGAGATATCCAGTTGAAGTTTCGATGAGTAGAGGTGGCGTTTGTATACCATATTTCTAGGGTGAATGTTCCGGGGGATACTGCATCATACCCGCCTGAGAAACCGATACCGCCGTAAGAGTTATCAACTATTAACTTACTGTTTTGGTATATCTTGATCTTCCATTTGTCAGGGACGGCGCCAGGCCAGTAGTTATTTGCAGAGATTGTGCGCAGAACATATCCTTCAGGGAGGTATAAGTCTTTGTCAAATACTTTGTACATTATTGGAGACGGTGCTGGATACAGCGGAGTAACATCGGAAGTTGGTATTCTTACATATGTGAATTTGGATCGTGCGGTCAGGGAACTGGCGCCGTTGTTTATGTATTTTAGTTTTAAGTACATGTCGTCATTAGCGGCTACAAGAGTTCCTTTTGATACTCCCCGGTGCTTGATTTCGATCTGTGCGGCTGTGCGTATGAAATTAAAGTCAGCAACACTATTATGTGTCCACGCAATGCTTCCTCCATCGTCGCTAGTTGTCAGGGTGAAGTTGTATATTGCAGACCCAGTTCTTGTAATTGTAAGCCGTATCCACTTAGTGCCTCCGGAGTTTACTAGTTCTATTATCTGTGTGAGACCGCCTGTAGCATCAATCTGCATTAATGTGAGATATACTTCTACATCGGAGTCCTGCCCGCAGGTGACTGCTTTTGATAGAACTTGGCAATAGTCTGTTGGTGCGAGTGTTATGGTAGTAGTATCTAGGAAGTTTGAGACAATTTTCCACTGGCCAGCCCCTGAAGAAGTATGGGCCCATAGTGCTGTCTCTGCAGGAGTTGCATTCAAGTCAAATTCATCTTCGAAGATGCGGCGAATCCCTATCTGCTGGAGAACTCTATTAAGGGAGGTTTGGGGCCCTTCCCAGTGTTCATCGCCTTTTCTCGCGAACATATGATAGTTATTGAGAATGGGATCTTCCCAGTTGACTGTGTACCAGTCGGCGGAGTTGTCTAGTATTATTTGCATAATTTCACCAATGGTTAAATAAATTTAATACCATTCTCCTACTCTTCTCTAGCCTCAAAGTTCGTCCTTTCACATGTCGGGCATATCGTGGGTTCTGTCGTAGCAATCCACATCTGACCGCACATATTACATACACACATCCACATTTAAGTCACCTCGGTTTCAAATATTACTTGGACGCCATATACTGTCCAGTTCACTCCAGCATCATATTCGACAGAAAGTAGATCACCATCTGCAAAGTCCGTTGGTCCAGTTCCGGTCAGATAAAATTGTCCTACGGCATCGACCAATCCAGTAACACCAGTGTCTACTCCATTTTTATGAACCATAAAAGTTCCGGACCCGCCTGTACAATAGCCCTGTATGGCTTTCACTCTTCCTTTCGGCATACGCAGCTGAGCATACGATTCGGTGGCTGTAACGGCACCCGCACCACCGATGTGACAAAAGCCAACAGCGTTGTTGGGAAATATCACACCAGCCGTCCTATATACTAAGAGTGCCCATGGATGTACGTGATTTTGGGTATGAATTGCCATTCTTTAATTCCTCCTGATTATTTTTTATGATGTCTCCATATTCCTTCTATGGCCTCTGATATTTCAGCCTTCGTGGAGAAAATTTGGGGGTCAAGCCCGAGCTTGAGAGCAATTTCATCGAGCTCAGACCGTTTCATCCCCTTCAGGCTCACGGTTTTATTTATTGAGGGCTCTTCTCTTTTACCTATCAATCTTTTCATGTGTAAGCTCATTCTATTACCTCATTATGTTAGCTGTACGCAAACAATTGCAGTTGCGCCTGTCTTTCTCACTAGCCAAACCGTACTGTCTGTGCCAATACCCATACCAGTCTCTCCGACAGCCCATCCTGTGAAGTCTGTTTGTACTGGTGCTGTTCCTGCAAGTGTAACATCCGCTTTCAGGTGGAGATTGAAAGCCCCCGATGTCCTCTGATTAGCTATGTTATCGTGGCTTATATCGGCGTCATTCACCATCGTAGAGTCTACGTGTCCGGCGGCATCCAGCTTGATTGGCTTTCCTGCATCACCAGCACCGGCGGATACATTCAAATGCTCCGTTTCGGTGAAATATCGGTTGTCCAGTTGACCACCATCAAGTTCAGTCTCGGTGTAATACCTATCATCTCCACGAGCATCGTTGTGATACTGTGTATGGTCATCGTCCGCTAGTCCACCGATTGTTCCATGGTCTATATCAGCATCGTTTACCATGGTAGCATCTATTTGTCCATCAGCATCTAATTTGACAGGCTTTCCGGCATCTCCGGCCCCTGCTGAAGAGTTTATGTGCTCCGATTGCTGGAAATATCTAGCATCGCCTCTTGTGTCATTGTGATACTGCGAGTGATCATCGTCTGCTAGACCTAACAGGTTTCCATGATCTATAGTTGCGCCCCAATATTTAAACTCAAGAACGTCGGTGTTCACAACATCAGTACCAGCGTTGTTGATACACCGGAATGTTGCATCACCATTAACCGTACCCTGCTCGACTGCAAGGAACGCGCCTGCTGCGCTGTCTCCGGCATCAAGGTCCGCTCTCCTGGTCAGTGCCCATGGCGTCCCTGCATCTCCCAAAGTTGTAAGCGTGTAAATACCATCATTGATGTGTGACGCTACACCGCCCTCGTCCTTGACCAGATATTCTTGGTTAAGAGCCGCAGCGATACCGTCTATAGTTGGAAATGCGCCATTGGCCGAAGCTGTCAATACATCACCAGTTCTGGTATTGGCTGGTAACGCACCAGTCGTGGCCGCTATGACGTTATCCTTGCTAACCATTGCCTGTACTATTGCAGACACATAATCTTCCATCTGCTTGACTGTACTGGCATCCTGTGAAGCCGCAGTTCCATCGCCAAGACTGGTAATCTTGTTCGACCCTGCACTTATCTCCCCGGATAACGCTCTCGTTCCATCTGCTAGCAGATACTGCGAGTGGTCATCGTCGCCCAATCCTTGGATGCTCCCATGGTCTATTACGCCGTGTAAGTCGTCCTCTTCCGATACGCCGTGTTTGGCGGCGTGCTTGTCTGTGTGTCCCATTTATTTCACTTCCTTTATTTTACATCATTGTGCACGAGGAATACCACCCATCCGTACAGCGATTTCGTTCATTTCGCCTCCACATTCCGGGCAAGCTATCTTGTCCGCTGATAGTGTCTTGTGTCCATAAGTCGTGCATTCCCATTCTTTCATCATACAGTCATCTCCATCCATTTTACTGTTGTTCCACGCTTGACCATGTAGAACTCTCTTGATGTCGTTCCTATGCCATGCCCTTTATCTTTATCTGCCCATCCACTTACATCGTCATCAACGGGTGTCTCTCCTGCTAATATTACATCCGATTGAACCACCCCATCCAATAGAGTGTTGAGTGCGTCTTTGACAGTACCCCCGGAAACATTTGAATCATTATCTATGGTAATTGCTTTTGTCAGAGGAATGTGCGTTGGATTGCCTGTCTCTGTAAGAGCTTGGGGACGTGATACGCTGTCGTATTCGAGATATAAACTTGAGTTTGCTACTTTGTCAATAGTGGTCGCACCTTGAATACACGAGCCAACAAGCATTGCATATAATCCGTCTCCCGCTCCAATAGTTTCGATGTGCGTTGTTCCGTAGAACTGGCTTGATTCTGAGAAATAGTAGCATCCATATCCATAGTAGTCATAGGTTGGATTGTCTGCTACACACTTTGAATTGCCCCAGGATGACACACCATGATATAACGTGTAACAATTCTTGATGTCGAGAGTCCCTGCCAGAAATACAGAATTGTACACCTGGAAGTAATCTCTGCTCATTCCCTTGCCGTGGAATACCACGTCCCCCCTAATACTACTATTTATTATCTCAAATATGCACCAGTTATCAGCGGGGGTTATCGTAGTTCTAAGGATTTTTATTAGGTCTGTGGTTGAGTAGTCTGTCCTGCTGATCGTCACATCTTTGGCCGCAGTGTATCCATTGTCCTGTCCTTCACCATCTCTGGCATCCCATATAAGACTTCTAAGAGGCTGGACCTTTATCACCGATGCCTGCATTTCATAACCTTCAATGAACACGCAACTCTTGATTGGAAGGTCAAGGTCTGGTTCTGTTGTTTTGCCGAGTATCTTAATCACGTATCTATTAGTGGGCGAGTTATCGGTTATGGTTACCACTGCATCGTAATAGGTTTTGTACGGTCTTAATTCAGTTCCATCTGGTAAATACGCATCGGTTCTGTAAGCGTCAACATAAACGATATTAGACTTCTTAGCCAGTGCGCTAAACTCTACAAGACAATCTAAACAACCACAAAACGGACAATCTCTTGGAGCAATCAATCCGGTGTCATGAATGTGTTCAAAACACGTTAAGCACAATAGGTCATACACTGTCGGCGGAGTACCCGCATGCGCTAAAACCACAGCATCCAAAGCGGTTATTTCAGCCCCCAATAATTCGAGGTCGAACTGAACTGTAGTATTGTTTGCCCCGGTCCCGTAAACACGAATGTCCTCAAGCGCCTTGGTGATTGCCGTTTCGGCTTCTATTTCATCCCACAAACTATCAGTGTCCACGGGGTCTATTGTGTATTGTATTGTCCAGCTCATTCTATCACCTCGGTAATAATCAGTCTGAAATTCTTGGCTTTTGCTGTGCCACCCTTCTCCCGTCGCAAGTCAAAATCAAAGTTGTGGGCTGCCGCAGTCAACGTGACAACGATTTCTCCATACGCCATTGCTGTCTCATTTATGAACTCGTTTTCTCCGATGTGCTTCCAATCCTGAAATACATGGATGGTATCATCAATTTCTGCCCGAAGAGTTACGCCCTTGTTCTTGCCAGATTGATATATTTCGCAACCCATTTTCACAAGGTATGTTTTGGCCAATGTAGTCTTGGTAAATCGTTTGGCCTGGGTGAATGTAGAAGACATGGTCGTGAACTCTGTTGCATCGCTATCTTGAATGATTTGCGTGGAAGATACCTCAATATCCACGTAGTTCTTGGTGGCTACGCCTTGCGGGGTTATCGGATCGAGAACATCGGTGATTCTTGTATCGTTCATAGAGAATCCATTGTACCAAGTTATTTCCCCATTTGTGGTCATTGACCAGCCATACACAGCACTATAGTCAGTATCGTCAAAGCTAGTTTCTACAGTGGTTCCGTACAACTTAAGTTTGACATTGGGCAATGGAGCAAGAGGCTGCTCGTAAATCCTCCCCTGTTCCATATATACATTACATACCGTAGCACTGCTCTCTGCGAACTTTTTCACGGCCACATTATTCAAGTAAGCATTGGCACCGAACCCGCTTAAGGTCAGCGTACCAATATTCCAGATTTCGCCAATTGGTGCAGAGTGCCCGAATATAAATAATGGTTTGTTTACAGTTATATTCTCTGAGTTATCTACGGTCTGGTCGAGCATGATAACACCTTTAGTTGCTGCCATATCGATTGCAGCCTGGATAGTCTTGTAGGGGTTTTGCTCCGTTCCATCCTCTATAGCACTGCCGCTATCAGGTGAAACCCACCAGAACTTCGGATTATATATATTCATGGCTGCGAGCGTGTCAAGTGCATCGGAAACAAATGCACCAGCCACACCACTATCGTTATCTACTTGACTAGCATCATAATCACTAGCTGCGGCTACTACCGCACCTTTTCTGGCAAAAACCGATGATACCTGATCCGTATGATCCGCTTTAATCCAACCGGATACTGTATAAATGGCCCAATCACCAACCTTCCAATCAGTGATACCATCAAGATCGGTAGCGCCTTCAGTGGTTACAATATAATAATGACCAACGATTTTAGGACCCGGAAGTGTCAAGTCGGGTGTATTCGTATTTGCATCCCACCCGCTTTGTAAAATCAGTGCACCGGCCAAAACAGCAATCTCATCATCAACATACTTCATCGTTGTGTAATCCAGATTATCTGTCGGTGCAGCCCCGTTCTTAATCTGTACTCCTCTCATGTCAAGAAAATTATTGTTGGTGAAAAAGTATGATTCTCCCTGCCGGCCACCCGATATATTAGACACGGCAATACCAACAACCTCATTTCCATTTGTGATGGCTTGGTCTAGTTGGTCCATGAAGGTGTTCCAGTTAAATTTGGTCTCATAGAGAAAGTAGTTTGTATGCGTAGTTGGTAGACTTTCACTGATCAATCCTTCTTCCATTACTATAATACATCTTGTAGTTACACTGGGATCTTCAATTAGCTGATAAACAGTCATGTTATTTAATTGTATGTAAACGTTTTCAAACATGGTTAGATTGTCTATATGCGCATCAGCAGTAATCGCAGTATGATATGCATTGATGCTTATTTTTGTATTTGGGTTATTCTCACCAACTTTAACATCTTGATGGATTACAGACTGGTCAATGATGATATATCCTCCTCCAGATCCGGCCTCGATAATATCTACTGCTTTCTGAATTGTAGCGAACGGATTCCCCGAGGATCCATCGCCAGTAGTGTCGCTCCCATTATCCTGAGAAATATTGAATGTAGTAACTGAGTCGTTATAGTCTATTCTGTGTCGGGTGAATCGCAGAGCCATCTATATCACACCCAGTATGTCACATTCATATAATTATCTGCGGTGGTTGTTACTTCTATTTTATTAAGGTCGATTTTTTCGTCCATATTGCTATCGATGGTGATAATATCTTTTGCATCCATCGTTATGAACTGGCCGGTACTGTCTCCAATCTTTACTTCAGCATTGTTTTTGTCAGACTGGATCATTACCTTCTTGCAGAGTTCAGTGGTGGCTTTTAGGGGAGCTGTGGTAGCGTTTATGTTTACTCTAAATGATGTAGAAGTTATCTCTGTTTCTGTTACATCCCCTACAGTTATACTCCCGGAAATGGTTACGTTTTCTGTATTCTTTGGTGATTCAAGCGTCATGATAAATTCCTCCTATACGTAGTTTATTCATTTGTCTCATCCCCCTGATCCGCTTGCATTGAGGTAGAGTTTTATGTCAACCTCGTCATTCAGCATTCCGCCACCAGTTTCTATGTAAACATATACGTGGCGATTATCATCCATATCCTCAAAGTCTATGCCCAATTCCTTTTTCACAAGGCAAAAGAATCCAGCGTAGTCGGATACTTCGTCCTTGAAATAAGCGGCAAAGTCCTCTGGGTTTGCCAACGGGGCGGTAACTTCCTTCTCCATAATGTATATCTGTACAATATCTCCGGCCGCTAGGTCCGATGAAGACACCTTAATAGAACGAAGATTTACTATCTTCGCCCCCGTGTATACGGCAACAAGTCCGTTGCCACCAGCATCTAGCGTCATAGTTGCTGTTGCAGTAGCATCTTGATTATTCACTCCCATTCATATCACCTATTGATTGTATTACTTGTATTGTTACTCACTTTTTGGTGGTTCATTTTTTGGTGGTTCGTTTTCTTCTGGTTCGTTTTCTTCTGGATCGTTTTCTTCTGGATCACTTTCTTCTTGTGGTGTGTATATCCATCCAAGAAGATTGAACCCTTCTTCTTTTGTGAGGACCCCATCTGCAATTCCTTTGAGTATTGCCTTGACGAATTCTGGCTCGTCGGTAGCAGCAGGATTCCACACGAGTTCAACTTTAACATCTTTATACCCCCGTTGTTTAAGGTAAGGAATATATAGTTGCTTTTCTATCTCTCTCTTTATTTGCTTCTGAACAGTAGCAACAGGCCCCTCATATAGAGCCTTGAGAGAAGTATCGAGAGTTGCACGATTAAGGGTCTTTTCGCGAGATAGTAGTGCTTTGGGCATCCCCCAATTGCCAGAAATTTCTTCATCCGATTTTTCCAGCGCACGAATGAGACCATTCATATCAACGTGGAGGTCTATTGGCTTGCCCTCTATTGACTGATTAACTACAATGCTCCTCCCTGGTTGTAACTGACTTTGAAAGTTCGTAAGTGCACTCTTCTTATCCTCTTCGGTGAGGTATGCACTTGTGTCCACCTGGAATATTGCCATCGGAGCCCACATTCTCTTACTTGCTTCTAGGATATCGCGCTCAAGATTCCTTTTGGTATTTACGGCCCCTATAACTGGCTCTATAGCACTCATGCCAACCTTATATTGGGGTCTTGGGTACCTCGGCCAATAGAACACTTGGTCAGTGGGTATCTTTCCGCCCTTTGCATATTGATATGTGTAATATTCTGTAACGAAGGTAACCTGATTCACGAATGGCTTAATGAGTCTGTGCTGAAGTTCTATAAGCTCCCAGGGGGAAGTCCTACTTTTCTTAATTTGCCATGCAGCTCTTCCGTATACGTCTCGCTTAATTATGTTTGTGTGTATGAATTCATCAATATTCACGTCAGAGTTGAATTGTAAAATTTCGTCTCTTGCACTCTCGCTATCCGATACTATAATATACCCTTTCCTGATAGCAAAGCCGGCTACATAGTTGATACACTGTTGCACGATCGATATTTTCTGATATATGGTCCAATAATCAGTATACTTCTCAACTGGTTTTGTATCTCTGCAAGCTAATCCTATGCTCAGTGGTGCAACGGCAAATCCATCGCCAAGCATAACTTTGGCTGCTCCATTCAATGACTTCCTATTAAATATTCCCATTTTCACACCTCAGCGAAGACCATTAGCGGGATATCTGCTGGTGCAGGCGCCTGCCTAACGAAAGACGCAATCTGAGCAACCGCATCCGCGATATCCTTGCTCCCTGTTCTGGGGTGGTCTATTTTTCTCCCGTAGAGAATTTCGAGCTGTTCTATTTCCTTGAGTAGTATTTGGTTATTTGGAAGATGAATTCTGTTAGTATAGCAAGCCTCTTTAAGCACATCATAATCTTCTTTCTTTACGACGTGCTGCACTACCTCAACTCCCATTTGTCGTATCGCCTGTATGGTTTCTGGGAAGTTCCAGGTATCAGTGAGATAGTGGCTCACTGGGTATGTTTCAATCACTTGTGTGATGAAAGATTTTATTGCAAATGCATCAACTTCTCGTTGGTCATTCATAGTATCGGGCTTAAATCCCCAGGCCCACACAATTTCTATTATCCCAGTATTATGATCCATATAGCCTAGTGCCATCCCGAATGCATCATTTCTAAGTGCAGGGTCGCCCGCCAAGACGTACAGAAAATCTCTCGACGGGGCGATATCCCTGCTGAGCTGGTATCCCACTATCGGGGCATTGCGTTCGGGAAGTACACATTGCCGCACCTTATCTATCTCCTTGAAGTAGACGTCATATGCGGACTGAGGGATGGCTCCGTAATCACGCCATGCTGCTTCAGGGTTACGCTGAAATTCATCTGCCAAATCTTCTTTAGTGATCTGTGGATTCATCTCCCACGTAGCTAATTGGTAAGTGAGTGTGCTGTCGATATTCTGCCCCTGATTGTATAGTTGCATGTGATAGTCATCCACGTAAAGAGGGGAGGAAATGCTGATTTTTATACCTTCTTTCTTGAATGTTCGAGTACCACGTGAAAGTGTCTCCCATACCATCTCTGCAGAAAGCTTGCTACCGCTCACTTTGAATCTGGACAGTTCGTCGCAAATAACGGCCTTGATAGTCTTTCCTGCTAGACTCGCAGAGTTACTGTGAAGGCGCTTTACAATTATCTTTCCGTCACCAACAGGGAATATCATCTTATCGTGGTATCTTTTACACGGCTGTCTCATGAACCACTCGGAGTTTTCTATTCGCGCCTCGAAGTGAGCCCAAACAGTTTCAGCGGCCTGCTCTGCAGAAGACGCAACATTAACAAGATATATCTCCTGTCCTCTCGGGAGGCCATAATGCTTACAAGGGTTGTTAAGTTTGAGCAGTTTATAGAGCTCGTAGGCCAGCATGCAAGAGGATAGTAGGGTCTTCCCACTTCTCATACCAGCAACTATAATAAGCTCGTTAAATCCTGCTTTAGGATCGTAGAAGTTCTTTATTATCTCCCACTGCTTTGGGAAGAGCCAATCAATATCTAAGATCGAACGGACAAATGTCTCTACGTTGTTGTATGCTTGCATTTCCATTATCATCTGTTCGACCAGAGGGCTTGATGCGATTTCGTTATGCATATTCACTCCTTGATTTTCGTTATGCATATTCACTCACCCATTCTTGATCTTTGAGAGACTCTTCATAATCTTCTCTCTACATTCATCACATAACTCGCTCAATATCAGCCCTTCCAAGGAATTAAACATCTGTATTGTGAACACGGTCTCTTTCTTAAGCTCTCCAGTCAGTTGAGCAAGGTCAGTACTACTACGTCTCAGCTCACTCATTACCGTTACAAGAGCTTTAATCTCGCTAGTAGACAGATTGTCTTTATCTGCTAGCCTGATCATCTTTTCTTGCAAGATCATTATGTTATTGATTATAACATCACGCTTGTCGAGATCTTTCTTAAACTCACCAAGATCTCTCTTCACGCTAGTATGCTTTCCCTCCTCCCCTTTGTCAAGTATCTCGCTACTATTAATATGCGAATCCATGTGAGTGATTATGATGTCTAGCGTGGTATCTAGTTCGACAGCTACCGCAGTCTTACTAACCTCACCAGTCATGATGAGCTCTTCGTATGTTTTGCGTTCTGCATTTATGCACAACGGACAGGAGTTACTCATATATAAACATCCCTATCAAAATACTTAGCTTCTTCATACTTGTCAAACTTCCTGTAGAGGTGAATATGACTGCCAGAATATATCCACTTAAGTGATTTTGGTACCCTCAACATCCCTGCGATTGTGAACACTCTAGTTGGTTTAATGGGGTCTTTATGCGGTACATAAATATATCCCGCAACCCCAGTTTCTGCTTCAACAATATCTCTCAGTGATGTACAGAAATCTTCTGTACTTGTTATGCTCCAAACGGGCCCGTTCTTACTAATATGAATACAACCATCGCCATCACTATAACCTCTTATGAAGTGTCTGATGAGGTGTGGTGGTACGCATTCTGGGAATTTGAGTATTAATGACTTACGAGGCACCATGCCATGAGATGATAATGTCCCACTCATATGATTGCTGCACATGCGCAAAATTTTCTGCCTCGGACTTCCTAACAGCTTTCTATCTAATCGGAGAAGTGATGCGAGATTTTCTAGTACATAAGAATCGTCTTCTTTTAACCCGATTGTTATATCGTTGTTATTAGAACAGTTGCAGCCATCGGCGAAGAGAAGCCCTAAGAAGTATGCTTTAGCTTCGGTGTCTATAATGTCGAAGAAATGTTCATCGAACTTAGGTTCTCTCTTATAGAACATGACGTCAGAAGGAGAGCATCCAAATTCACTCGAAATTTGTTCTACCGAACTCCCGTTAAAGAACATCAATCCCATCGACTGTCTATTCTCAAGATTGAAGAGACATCTTGACAAATTTCTTCACCTTACATATAATATATCATTTTTCAAGTATATAAAGCTTTCTATGGGAGGGCCAGTTTTTTGGTGTTACAAAGAAATGTTGTACACTGTTGCCTGCGGCAACTCTACGGTGACCCCTTCGGGGATAACTTTCCTAAAGCTACAATATTCCGCGAGGATACAAGAGCTTCGATCTTCACTCTTCGATCTTCACTCTTCGATCTCATTCCTACTTCACTAAGGATACAATATTCATCAAGCAGGTGCACTCTTCGGTCTCATTCCTACTTCACTAAAGATACAATATTCCGCGAGGATACAAGAGCTTCACTATTCACCCTTCGATCTCATTCATCAAGCAGGTACACTGATTGGTCACTTGGTTGAACTGGTCGATAATGTATAGCGCGTGTTTAACGCGCAGTAAATTTTAAAGGGAGTAATACGTAAGATTAGTCCATCGCCGTTAAATTGAAGAGGACCAGCCTTTATCGCTTGATGAGCAAGCAGTGTCTATTATATATAACGAACGGTTGCTCAGCGGTCATCAACAGGATGTTACAATGAGTTGGTGCATTCAGCAATAAAGTATTACATTGAGTCGGTGCATTCACGTAGTGCACTCCTGGATCGAAGAGCACGTTACTATGATATTTTGATATTGGTATTTATAATTCTCACCCTTCTAGGAGGACCACTTGCTTTAGCAAAGCGAAATTGCTTGTAGTACCACACTCTTTAGCAGAGCGAAATTGCTTGTAGTACCACACTCTTTAGCAGAACGAAATGAGTTGTCGTATCACACTACCACTTGCTTTACTCTTTAGCAGAACGAAATATGATGTCGTACCATACTACTGAGTTATCGTGCCATACTAATAGGATGTCGTGCCATCCTACTCATTCCCAGGATGTTTTGGGGGGTGTTTCCAGAATCGGAACCTGCCATCAGATTTAGAGGGGGCAGGGGGTGTTATTTTTAAGAACCACCCTAATGAAGGTTGTGAAATAATAAAAAGTATGACGAATCAAGGTGGTTTTTATTTTATCTAACTGCCAAGATTTAAATGTTTTTATCTGAGACTGTATATTAATGTCAAATGTTAGGGTACCCTAAATCTAATTATAAAAATAAAAAGCAGGAGATGAAAGGGGTTTTAATTTATGTACCAAAATATTAATTCTTTTATATTTCCTCCTTTATCTTTTGAATTTAATCTTTTTGCTTTTATCAAACCTGCTCGAAGTAATTGATTTAAGGTGTTATTTAAATGTTGGGTTTGTTTAAAAACACCTATCATATGTTTGTTTTCGAGATCATTCATTGTAAAAGCTTTTGTATTATTTGTTTGTAGAAATCTTAGGAGTTGGGTTTTTTTAGTTTCTACTGCAGATTCAATGGGTTTACCATGTTTTTCGACGGTTTTAATATCTTTTACCATATATCTTATCACCTTTATCTTTTTACTTATATCTTTTTTTCAGATCTTATTATCTCCTGCTTATGACACATATACCCCATGTCAGTATATATAGTTTGCGGTCAGATTTTGCGGTGGAAACTATATCATGAGAATAAGAAAGGCTTGCTATTTAATCCCAGCAATCAGATCTTTAAAAAACGATTTTTATCAAACAGTTTTGATATTAGTGTTATTAAAATCTGAGGCAGCAGATAAAAATAGGTGAGGCATTAAAATCTGAGGCAGCAGATAAAAATAGGCTATTAAATCTGGCATGTCAAATAATAACCCCCCCAAGGCTTGCCATGGCATAGATTGGCCACCCATAGGTTGGGGGGGTATTATAGAGGGGCATTAGAGTACCCATGCGCAATGAATGCGCAATGAATGAGTCACTCAAAAGGGCAGTACGCAGTAACGAATGCATTATAGAGATGCACTATGGTCTGTATGCGCAATGAATTAGACTATAACCACAAATCCTTCTGTCCCTTATAGCATTTGTAGCATAGTGTGTACCTGGAACTCTTTAACCTTATCCCACATTCCTCACAACACGCAATGCATCCGTCCCAGTTGCTCACTTACTCACTTTCCTTTGTGATCTGTGCAGCCATTGCATCAAAGATCTCATCTACCTGTCTGCACGCAGTAGATACGTGCACAACTGTTATTATTGATTTCATGCGTGCAACTACCTCTATGCTCACATTCTCTGGGACTCCTTCGCTATCATGCAACCAGAACTCTACGTCCTGTTCGCACATATCGCCCTGCACTGCCGCGTTGTGTAGTAGTGCCGCTACTACTTTCTGCTCCAATGCTTCTATGCTTTTATACTTATTCACATATTTCACCTCTATATTAACTATAGCTTTCATAGTATATAAAGGTTTGTATTATGACCTGGGCGCCCAAGTTACAATACAAACCTTTATATACTACTAAAACAATACCTAATTATAAGAGGTGATTAAAGTGGTACAAGAAGGCATAGAAGAGGTAGTCGAGTCCCTGAGTAATTATATTCAGGATGACTTCGAGAGCATCTGCGAGGATGCGGACAGGTTGGCAAACGAAATAATTGTGTTCCTACAGGGACACAAAGGTACGGAGTATACAGAGGCTGAACTGGCAAAGAGGTTCGTAAACTCCACACCAGATAAACTCCTAGGGGTATACTTAGCACTATACTTCATAGAGTTTCGCAGAGGAGAAGGCACCACCGTGTGCAGAGACGACATAATATACTTTGTCGCTTAGGGTGAAAGTCCCAACATTTTTTTTCCGATCGTGTGGGGCGGGCATCCAATTCGGGGGCCGGCCGGCGTTATTCGGGCGGTCAGAGAAGAACACAGAAAAAGTGGGGGACTAGATATCACCACCGTCAAGTCCCCCTAGAGTACATCCCACTCCTTCAAGGAAGCTGTTAGTGTCATCTGGGCTCCAGAGAGAATATGGCAGAACTCTCCATCATCGCCCAGAGGTGATATTATGGCAAATGTGATTTTATGAATGTTTCCTCCTCAGCCATTCTCTCCCTTCGTGCACAGTGAACGGAGTGTACCCTAGCGCACAAGAGAGTACCCGCATCCCTTCTTCATACATCTTGGCAGGCAACATCTTGTCCATGGTCTGCTGTCTCTTTGCTCTGTTCTCTGCCTCATAGATCATCTCGTCGATCCTTTCCTTCTGCCTAGTAGTCAGTGTCATACATTAATCACCTCTGCACCACACTCATCGCATTCTCTCGGACGCACCTTTGGCACTATTGTACCCATTGCATGTTCGGCCGCCTTCCTGCATTTGTCGCAGACACTGATGAAGTGTCCGTCTCTGAATATTATGTATATGCGTTTCACATATTTCACCTCTATATTAACTATAGCTTTCATAGTATATAAAGGTTTGTATTATGACCTGGGCATGATGAGCAACATCGGGGGCCATGTGCAACGAGGCAACCAACCCAAAAATTTACAGGGGCGGGCAAGTCAATAAGGGCGGTCGAGGTGGTGTGTTCAACTAGAGATGCCATAGAGTCATTGCGCGCAAGGGGCAGCAAAGTCCCTGGTTGGACCACGTCTCCCAGATCAGAACCAAAACCTTTATATACTATGAAAGCTATAGTAGTATTGGAGCTAAGAAATATGAGAAGCTATGAAGTCCAAACGTCGTTTGTGCCGAGCGCCGAATATTCATTGGTTTCAAATAAGCAAGGAGGACATAAAATGCCCATAAGCGCAAAGGAATTCAACGAGAAGGGTGAGCCGGCCGAGAAGCGGCAGAAGGGAAGACGTCAGGTAGAAGTAATGCGCTTCCTGAACATGAACGCAGACGAAGCGTTCAGTCAGAGCGAAGTTCAGAAGGAACTCGGACTAGCCACACCCCAGCAGGCACGAAGTGTGCTGTTGGCGTTGGAGGCGAAAGGTCGCGTGATCAGACAGGCCATCGACGCCAACATCTACTATGGCACAGCCGAGGCGCCGGCACCCAAGGCTACCAAGAAGTCCAAGTAGTCAACCCCCCCAACCCCCTTCATCACTATTTTTACACAATGGACAGAGAGGCGTTAAAGTCGCCCAAAGACCACCAGGAGGAATGAAATACGCCAATAAGCAGAGAGCAGATAGAACAATGGGAAGAACGAGAAGCACTATGGGAACCTGTATACGAGGCCTTCATGGAATACGCGAACGAAGTCCTAGAGAGGGAAGGACTGGAACTCAGCGAACCACTGAAGCTCGTGAACGCACGCGCAACATACAATGGCTGGTCGCACAACGGCACCAACAGAGTGCAGTTCGGGAAGGGATGCATAAAGGACTGCTATAGTGGAGATAAGGGATACTGGACAGAAGCACATGGCATCGTGAAGAAAAAACTATATGGAATCACTGGACTGTTCTCCATGATGTTGGAAGAGCTGGCCCACGCGAAGAATACGGCAGAAGGACACGAGAACGAAATGCATGGAAGATTGTTCAAGGAAGAGTTCGCAGGAATGATCTGGAGGAACCGCGGAATATACGGCATAATGCGAGCGGACCCGCGGCTTCGCCCATCACGCTAGACCCACGATCCCAAAAGGAGAACTCCTTAGTGCCAGCCTGGCTGG